GCAATGATTCTGAGATCATGCGGATCACAGCTGTTGGCAATGTTGGAATTGGCGTTACGGCACCGACCGCATATCTCGATGTTCGCGGGGCCGCTGGTTCAACCCCATTCATTAAAGCCTATGCCAGTTCAGGTGGCACCAATCAGGTATTCGGGTTGATTCAAAACACTGGCGCCGAAGCGCTAATCGGAGTGGATAGCGGCGCTGGTGGCGATCTTGGTACAGGAAGCCTAGCGTATGCCGCCGCATTCGGTAGTGTGGGCGCAACTGCTACGGAACTTGTAACGGATTTCATACCTCGACTTACGGCATTAGCCAATGGCTATGTTGGTATTGGCACCACGGCACCAGCAGCCCCATTGCAGGTTGCCAATGCAGGCGGGTCAACCCCGTTACTGGCGCTCACTACCAACTCAAGTGGAACTAGCCAGGCATATCAACTCATTGAAAATACCGGCGGCGGCTCTATTCTTGTCGGGGTTGATTGTCTTGCTGGTGCCTGTATGTCAGTGGGGACCAGCGGGTATGCATCTGTTGTCGGTTCTACTGGCAATTTTCCGCTGCAATTCGTTACCAACAATACAGTTTACGCGACGCTGGCGGGCTCAGGAAATTTCGGAATTCAAACAGCTACGCCAGCGCAACCACTAGATGTTAATGGTAGCGGCGTGGTGCGAGGAAGCCTTGGCATCCAGACGGCCACGCCAGCACAACCGTTGGATGTTAATGGCAATGCATTAGTGCGTGGTGAGGCCCTATTTAGCGGCCAGCCCTTTGCAAGCGCAAAGTCTGGCGCGAACGGTTGCTTTCCAGCAGCGACCGGGAATGGATCAACCAATGATCGCGCCGCCATCCAATGTCAGATCGATTTTTTGTCAAGCACCTGCAATTCCAGCCCAGTTGTCACTGAATGCGGGGGCATTGTCTGGTTGGATTGCGGAAGTTATTTTGTCAACGGCGGCGGCCTGATAGTAAAGGCTGGTGTATTTTTACAAGCGCCATCAAGAGAATGTATCTCCATATTTGTCACAGATGATGAGGTCGCGGTTACATTTTCAAATGCGCCGATAGGCGGAAGCGTCGGGCAATTTACACAAGGACTGCGTGACATTTCTGTTGACTGCGAGCAAAGCAACGCGGTTGCAAATAATTGTGTTGTCGTAAACGGCACAATTGTTGGTCCAGGCGGTTATTTTGAGCATGTTCGGATTTGGGGCGGCTATTGCGCGTTAGCAAACTTGCGATTAGCAGATTGGACGTTCTTTGATATTTATGCCTCGGGGTGGGGGCCGACAGGAGGCTCTGGCAACGCTACCCCTCCGGGCGGCTGCAATCTTTATTCTCTCGATGGTGGTAGTCATTTTATCAGGAGCAAATTTGACCACAATGCTTTAAGCAGTTCAATATCTTACTCCATAGTGGAAGTTGCCGACGCCAACAGCAACGGCGGCGATACATTTGTGGATAGCGATAGCGTCAGCTCTTGCATCAACACAACAGATAATGCCTGTGTCTATATTGCTAAACTTTCTGGCTCTGCGGCTTTTTTAACATCATGGGTCAATGGCGAAATTGACGGTCTTGTTGTTGGCGTTTCTGATCTTGTTACGATTACAGGATCAGCCATGGATGGTACTTCAAGTATCGCTTCCGATACCTACCTGTATAGCGTTCGGCCAAATGGCCTAATTATAAACAGAACGTCCGGCGCAAGGGTTGGGTGCTTCGGTAGCCCGTCCATTCCTGTCTCTTCCGGGTCTGGTCCCGGCTGCACTTTCGGCCTCTTTTGAAAAGGATCGACACGATGAAATTTGGATTGTTTTGCGCGACAATTATTATGACTTGTTATGCCAATGCCGCAATGGCGCAGCAGCCGCCAGCATCCCCAATGGAGCAAAGCCTGAGTGGCAAACTGATGGAGGAAATCAATCAGAATATCCAATATCGCGCCGCGTTGGTGCAGGCACAGCGCACAAATGACGATCTCCAAAAGCAGGTAGCGGAATTTAAAAAACCAACGGTGCCAACCACGCCAGATGTTCCGCCGAAATGAGCCTTATTACGCTTGCTCAATTGCAGAGACATTGGCCTCACGGGGATTCAGCCGTGGCGGGGTTAATGGAGGGTATTGCGGCAAGCGTTGATATGGTATTCGCAAAATATGGCGTCACGACCGCTTTGACTGTCGCCATGATGTTCGGACAATTCTCGGAGGAAACGGGCGGCGGCGTCGATATGGTTGAGGACATTCGCTACACGCCAGCCCGCGCCTGCCAACTTTGGCCGAATCGCTATACCAGCGTTGAGCAGGTATATGAGCGCATCGGTTCCTATGTCAGCGATCCGCAATTCGATATTAAGCTGATGGACGACACCTACGGCAACCGCATGGGTAATGGGCCGCCCAGCACGCACGATGGATCAAATTATATCGGTCGCGGCCTATCGCAATGCACCGGCAAAGACGGCTACGCGGCGGTAGCAAAGAAAACCGGAATTGACGTGCTAACCCATCCTGAATTATTTTCATCGCCAACCAATGCATTAGAATGTGGCGTGGCCGATTTCATTCTCTGCGGATGCTTACCCTATGCTGAAAATGGCGACGTTTTCAATACGACCAAGAAACTCAACGGCGGCACAATCGGGTTATCGGAACGTACCTCATGGACCAATATCTGGCGGCGGGAATTAGGGGCATGAGTTGGCTATATGAGGATTGGTCCGAAACGTGTTGGGCCGCGCTGGCGCTTGTTTGTGGCGCGTTCGTGGCAACTATGCTAATAATGGCAATAGGAATGATTTAAGGAAAAGACAATGCGCAAAATAATCTTCGGCATCGTTTTGGCGTTTTCGATCTGCCCGGCTGTTGCGCAAGCGCCAACGACGACGACGCCTCAAGCCGCCTCTCCAACGGTTGCGGAGTCTGTGACCTCAACCGCCGTGCCGATGCCAAACGCGCCAGCGACGCAAAACACGATCACCACGACAGCCCCGGTGACGAGCAGCACGACAATCAGCACCGGCACGCTGGCAGGGCAAGTGCTGGATTGGGCCACACTGGCTTTTGGTGGCACTCTCAGTGGGTTTCTGACAGCGCTTATCATCCGGCTATTAAAAAATGCCGGGGTGCAAGGTGCTGAACTTCTCAGCGATAAACTGGACCGCATTCTCTTGAATGGTATTAATGCCGGCGCAGCCGCAGCGGAGGCAGATGCAGCCGGAAAAGGACAAGTCCAAATCAAAAATGAGGTTGTAGCGAAAGCTGTGGCATACGCTCAGGCTCATGCTGCCGATACCATCAAAGCGCTGGGGCTTGATCCTCAAAGTGGCGAAGCTGTGGAGGCAATCAAGGCGAGAATTGAAACGGCTATAGCCGATCCCGCCACGCCAACGCCGCCGGTTCTTGATACCGTGGTCCCAAAGGTTGCGGCATAAAGGAGATTGAAAATGACAACTCCGCTCTATTCACCAAGCGAAGCAACCGCAGGATTTAATGCGGCGAAAACGAGAATTGCTGCGCTTCTCGGTTGGGAAGCCGCAGAGGTTCCAGACGCCGATATTACGCTGATTGTGGGTGACATTCTGACTGCGGCTGCACAAGTACGTGCAAAGGCCGCTCCTTCTGCGGTCGCTCAGAAATAAGGACGCCCCGATGCTGCCTCTTTTCAATCGACCACCGTTCCCTAGCCGCCCTAACATCTTCAACCCTCAACCAAGGACACCCCCTGATATGGCAAGCTTCAACTTCGGTTCGATTCTTACCGCTCTCACCAACTCCGGCGTAACCGGGACGCAGCTTACAAGCGTTCTAAGCTCCGTTTCGGCATTCAACTCGGTCAGCGCGCAAGTCACCGCTCAGCTTACTCAGCTTGGCGCGCTCTTGAACAACATTCCGGCTTACGCCGCTGCGGCACCGGAAATCATCATCAAGATCGAAAGCATCCCCGGCCTGCCGACCAGCGTTCTGCCTCAATTGCAGGAACTCAAAGTGGCGACCGATCCCCTGCAAGTCTCTCAACTTATCTCGCAAATCGAAGCGATGGTTGCTGCGCAGACTTCGGTTCTCTAATGCCGCTGATCGCCCTTGTCATCGCCTTAGCTGGCGGACAATCTCTCGGGCGATCTTGGCGGGGCTATCCATTGCAGAATGGATCAGCCTCGCCGAAACGGTTTTGCCGCTCGGCGAGGACGCAATAGGGCTTTTAGCGCAAGCCCATCCGGCATTGTCCGCGTTCGCGGCGGTTTTGAATAAGAGCGGCTCGACAACCGCCGCCGCTCAAGCGGCGGATTACTACTTCGCCAATCAACCGCCAACGATCAGCGGTTATGGGCCGGATGGCGGCATTATGGCCATTCCAAACCCTGATTATAGAGGGTAGCTGGCGCCGTGGCTAACGGCAAAGCCGAACCGCAAATCTCATGGATGACCATTGTAGGCGCCATTAGCGTCGTCGGTATGATGTGGGCTGCACAATGGACGATCTTTCAGACGCAGTTTAATAATGTCGAAAAAATAGAAGCCGCTGATCGTGAACGATTAGCAACCGACTTCAACGTCACCAAGGCCACCACTCAGCATCTATATGAATCGCTCGATAAGTATCTCACTAAGGATGAGCATAAAGCCTATTTGACAGGTACTCTGGAGCAACTCGACAGCTTGAGAGCGCGGCTTACCATTGTCGAAACGCAGCAAGCAGTTCTCATCGCCAGGCTCGCTCATGATCCTGTCGAGGACAAAACATTCCAGGCTGTCATTTCGGCAGTTGGCAAACAAATCGACCAGACGCAAGCGCAGATCGCAGACATTAATCGGCAGATTGCCGCAGCTCTCATCATTATCGACAACAATGCCGGTGTGCGGAAGCCTCCGCCATGATAGACTTGCCGAAACAATATCTTTGAGACCTAAACAGGCGAAAGAATAGGCAAATTGGAATGGACGAGAAGCAGCAACGCGATATTACCCTTCTAGTCGGAGGCCTCGCCGCTGAAATTAAGTCATTCAAGGAAAACTGGCTTGAACAGGATCGCCGCGCCGCCGATAGTCGAAAATATGTTTATGACGAAGTGAAGGTCATCGGTCGCGAAGTGCAGTCACTAACACATCAAGTGACAACCGCAGTTAAAGATATTGCCGAAATGAAACCCGCCGTGACAGATTGGGTCAACTCAAAGAATCAGGCGATGGGCGCAAAGACCGCCGCAAGCATTCTCGGCAAGGGTGTCTATTTGCTGGCTGGCGGTGCGGTAGCTTTGGCTGGTTGGGCATTGTCTCATTTCTCGACCCTCATTCACTGAAAGGAACAAGCCAATGGGTATAGTTCTCTTGATCGTGCTGGTAATCCTGCTTTTGGGCGGCTTTAGCGGGATTGGAGGTGGCAGATTTTACGGCACGGGCATGTATGGCGGCGGGGGATTGGGCCTCATCCTCGTTGTGGTCCTTATTTTGGTCTTGCTCGGTCGGTTTTAAGCGGCTAGTCTAAAACATTCCCAACAGCACAGGGTAAAAAACCATGAAGTCGGCAACCTTCACGGCGATAATTCTTGCGCTCTTTCTCTCTCCTGCCTCAGCCCATCCAAGGCACCATCACCATCATTATCGGCACCATTACGCCCAACACCGCATAAACCCGGTCGTCGAAGGCCTCGGTATGGGCCTAGCCGTCATGCTTGAACGCGCAGAGGCCTCCAAACGCGATAGGGATGGCACTGGCTGGCCTAACCTGGTTGACGTACCGCCCCACGGATGGCCTATGCAGCCCTACCACAACCCCGTACAGCGGGTCGTGGGGCGGTTTGTGGAGGGCATCGAGCAAGTCCTACCGCACCCTGCGGGATGCCCACGAACGGCTTTCTGCGGCTGCGCCGCCGCCGCCTATCTCGGGCTGCACGACAGGTCGCTATGGTTGGCAAGCGAGTGGTTTCGCTTTCCGCCAGCGGCACCGGGACCGGGAATGGCCGCTGTACGCCGCCACCACGTTTTTGTCATTACTGAAAATCTCGGCAATGGCAACGTCATGGCATACGATGCCAACTCGGGCCGACATGCTACGCGGCTGCACGAAGTTTCGCTGCGTGGCTATACCGTTGTGAACCCGAACGGCGGCGGCAAATGGGCGCGGCTTTAGGCGCGCTCATCTCTTGCAAATACGGGATTTCATTCGCACGTCTTAAACCATCCGCTATTCATGATGTTTTGATTCCAGAAGATTTTTAGTCGCTCGGTTGGCTGCCAAATCGCATCGGGTTTTCCAGTCACTGGATCAACGTGCTGGCACATATCCATATATGCATCGGGCGGCGTTGACCCCGGCGGCACAAGGTTGCCAGTCAGCCATGTGCAGTGCCCGTCAGCCTTGCATGAATCAACGATTTCTTGCGGCGGCGGTCTAAACAATTCTACGGGCTGTGGGACGGTTACATAAATAGAGCACCAGAGACCTAGCAGGTGACAAGCAATTCCAGCCATGCGACTTCTCCGTGATTGTCATCTAACTGTGTGGTCGTTTTAATCGGGGATCATCCGGCGCACCTACGAGGGCACGCAGCCTGTCGCGAAGTATCAGCCGCATGGTTGCGTCTGGTACAGGATTGTCGATTTCGCTCAAGTAGTCGCGAACCGTTTTCTGTAGCTGTTCAAAAGCCTCCTTGCCGGTCATTTTGTTTCTTACCCATTAGCAAGAGCTTTTCTGGCGTCAATTACTGCAACCTCATGCTCTGCGTCGCCTTTCATTTCAAAGGCCCACGAATTCACCAGAAGTTCCGTGACATGATCGAGGGCGTCGCGAAGCCGTACAATCTCGGCCTCTTGAGCACTCAGGCGCTTCATATGGTCCGTCCATTCAGCGGCTTCCGGGCTGTTCACATCCATTAAATTTCTCCGAGCTATTCGCTTATTCGGTTTCCGGTTGTCCATGAGTACCGCTTTCTTTGAACTCGTAGCAATCAATCGCACAACCCCATAAGCCGTGGCTATCAATCTTTTGCTCTTGGCGGCAGCGAAGGGCGTCCGCGTGTTTGGTGAAAACCCAAACCTGCTCACCGTCGCCGGGTCGCTTAGGCTTTTTCTGTACGACAAAAACCTGCACAGCTTGTTCCCTATTCGCTTATAAGCTCGACAATGTATTGCGGGCCATCCATTCAGCCCATTCCTCTTTCGTAACTTTGTATATCTTGAATACCTCGGCGGGGATTTTGCTCTCATCGATGTGTTCGGGATCGATCTGACTGGCTTTCAGTCCAGTCATTATGAGCCTGTTGCCGATTTGAACGCAGCCTAGACAACCGCATGGTCCGCGCTCACCGCCACACCATCGCGTTCTCCACGCCTCTGGCATGGCCCGCATTACCGCATCAACTGTGTCTACATCTTCTGCCATTATTTGTTCCGCACTTTCTGCTCAAATCGCTTATAAGCTCATCCGATTTCCACGGGTCTTTCGAGTGCGTCTTTCACCAAATCGACTGTTTGTTCCAGCGTCATGATCCGACGCATAGACCAATCGAGCGCACGGTAAAGCAGGCGAGGTGGAACTTCTTCGTGCAGCATCAACGTTGTTTTGATTTGGCTCAGCACATTCACGGTAATTTCTTGCTCTGGATCAAGTTGGGTCATTATTCGTCTCACGCTTACTGCTCAAATCGCTTATAAGCTTAGCCGATACAACGTTCGACGCGGACGCGGAGTAACCATGCGTCAGTCCGATCAATCGACCATCCCTCTCTGACATAGCGACTGAGTTGCCATCGCCATATCATCTTAGTCTCTACCTCGATGTATGCGACCATCACTCGTTCCCTTTCTGCTCACATGTACCACGATAGACGCCATACCATCGACCAAACATCGCGGCGTCAAAATATATGTTTTGAATGTCGTCGCTTCGATCTCGGCCGTCTTGTTTCCAGAAGATAGCGGCGTCGCGCATAGCCAACGCTGTGTGCTTCCAGCCCTCGATCTCTGCGGTCAGGCGCTCGATCCAAGCGCGCAGTTTGGCGGCTTCATCGAGTTCAACGCCAAGATGGCCGGCGGTATGCTCAAGCGACGCTTTAAGCTCAGCCTCGCGTCCAGATTTTTCGCCAGAGATATAGTCGAACATCGCGCTCATGTTTATTTTCCTTGTTGCTCACAAGCTTTAATAGATTGACGCCCTATTTCCTCGATCGCGTTGAGGGCGTTAATAGAATCAGGAGGTCCGTCGCGTCCAGCCAGATCAGCCATTTCCTTGACCGTCGCCCGCAACTTCTCGTTCTCGGCGGTCAGGCGCTCGGCCTTGGCCTTCATATCCAGATAGTCGATCATCGAGATAGTATCGGTCATTTTAGCCTCAGTGTTCAGGTAAGACGCAACACAAACAGCAACACGACGGCCGCGCCTAGGCACAGTATGGCGATGGTGACTTTGTGAGGGTCAAGCATCTTTGTCGCCTGTCTCACCGCCACTGCGGCTATGTTGATTGCACCATTCCTTTTTTGGCGCTGGAATCCTGTTGTTGTTCAAGCCCCACATCAGACCGCGCATGTTCATCGGCGCTCGCCAATTGCAGAAGCCGCCCGAATGGTATCTGTCCTCCGCAGGCTTGAACCATTGGCAATTGCCACAATTTGCGTCGCGGTTAGTCATCGTGAGTGTGCCTCATCTATATCTTCCCGCAGCGGAGTCATGGTCAGTGGACTCCCACTATGATAGCGCCAACCGCAGAACCGGCGATGAAAACTAAAACGATCATCGCGAACAATTCTGTGCCTGTGCAAGTGAACGTGTAATGTGGCATAGTCAGCGCCAATTCTCGGTTTTGATTTCGACGCACATGCCGCCGAGCTTGTCCAAGCCGCGCTCTTTCTTAGCCGCCTCGCACGCCTCCATTGATCCCCAGGCGGTTGGAATTGTCCAAGACGCTGGCTGGGCAGCAGTAACGACGATCAAGAGATAGATGAAGGGCATGTTCGTTCCGTTGTGTAATGTTAGCGTGATCTATAAAACGACGGTATATTTTTCGGACATGGCACCGCCAGATCGAAGATGATTGTTCATCCTCTGGCAAAAAGTTCGGTAGCTCTCCGGTTCCTCAAACGCCTGTTCGGTAAATCCTCGTTTGGCTTCCTCATAGGTAGGCGAACATGCTTCACAGGCCATCGGGCCGTCGCTGTACCGGAACCCTCGCTCACCGTCATGAAGCTTCTTGCGGCAATTTTCGCATCTGCCGAGTTCGTAGGTAGCCATGACAAGTCCCTTTACTACTGATGACTGCGATCATGCTCGATGGCTTTATCAGGCGGCATAGTTCGCCAGTCGGGCCATTTGCGCTGTTCGTTTCTATCTTGCTTGTCGAGCAAGGCGTTTATGATCTGACCGGGCGTCGCACCGCTGCGCCATGCGCCATCAAGTGCCAAAATCACAACGTCGATCCATTCGGATAAATCCTCCGGCGCTGCTTCGATCTCTGTCAGTTCCTTGCGGATATGATCGACAACGCCCTTCGCGCGTGGACCTGGACCAAAGGTCTTTTCTGACCACTCACGCTGGCGTCTCAGGTGAGCATAAAAATCAAACATTCCGACCTCCTGTTCCTTGCCGACACGTTAGGAAGCGAGCTTGACGCCAGAGCGCGCGGCCCATGTATCAAGCACGGCTTCATTGTGATCCTTTAAACGAGCGCGAACTCCGGCTTCATTCTCCGCTTTATCGGCCTCCATCAACAAAACGTGCGCTCCTGCCAAAGCTCTGCCGGCGTCGCGGGGTGACGGCAGGTTCCGAAGAATCGAGAATATTTCGTTAGATGCATCGATAGAACCATCTCGCTCTTTCATGACGAAACCGCCGGTTTCTCTTTGACCTCAAATTTGACAAGCACAAACTCGGCGGCGCGGCGAGCATCGCGCGAGCGCAAATCCGACGCGCGGCGCGTAGAGTATTTGTGCCCAGCTACAGCCCACTGCGCATCGAAGATCAGGCGCGCGAGTTTGTGAAACGTCCGTTTGCTCATGCTTCCGTTCCCTTGCTGACGGCGGTTACGAACACTCGCCCGGCTCCGCTATCTCGACCCAATAATTGATCGGGCCACAGCGCCATATGATCCAGCGTGAGCCGTAATTCTGACGCGCCCACATGAACCACGCCATGCCATCGCGCGGCCACTTCCAGAAGAAGTTACGTTGGGGCTTTGCCATGATCCTCGAACTTTCTCCTGTTTAGTGGGGCGATTTGGGTTTCGGTGCAGCCATTCTCAGTTTGATCGTCGGCGGCGAGTACGTCCGAACCGTTCCGATGCCGGAACATTGCGGACAGGTGAACCACGAATACCAGCACATGACGTTGCCGCTGATCCGGCGAGGCGTCTGTGAGCTAAAGAAATAGCCCGCGCCTTTGCAGATCAAATAAGTATCAGTCACGTCAGTCTCTCCCCATGAACGCGGACTATTTCTCGACCCACGTCGCATCGAGTACGCGGCACTCTTTGAACGTGGCGTTGATTTCGCTCCCGGCGAATAGCTCGATGCTCGTATGTTCATTCAGTCCGCTTAGGACGCCCGCAACGTCGCGAGCCTCGTAATCGTCCAGGACTTCCTCGCCTTCGATCTCGTCCTCCTCAAAAGCTGGCTCCCATTCATCGACCTGGATTTCGAGTGTGACCTTGAGAGTTTTCATGCCAACCTCCTTATTTGACGTAGACGATTTTTGCGGTGCGCTTTTGAAGCCAAGACATGGCTGTCTTTTCTGAAATGGCGTAGCGGCGCCCGTCGCTATAGGTCCAATACTCATAACGTCCATTCGCGCGCTGCCGGTAAACCGTGTCCATGTCCATCTCCCTTGCTTGTATTTCATACATACGCTATATTCGGGTGGCCGTCAATAACGTATGTATGAAAAAAGAGCCATGGGACGAAAAAAACTTTGGGACGAACGCATTACCCTCCCGATCTCGACGGAGATGATTGAGGCGTTGGATGACGCGCTGCACAAGGATGAAACCCGGCTGGACTTGATCCGGCTGGCTATCGAGAAAGAGCTGAAACGCCGCCATAAGTCCTCCAGCTAGCCCCGTGTGAGACGAGTGGTTAGCTCGACGCGCTCCTTGTGGAATCCGTCATCAACTTTTTCAGACCAATAGCCGTCGCTCTTTGCTGCTTGCGCTATTGCCTTCATCCTGCCAGCGAGAACCATTGCTCCTTTGTAAGAACCGTCGAAATCAGCAACGATGGCAAGGACGCGTTTGGACAGTCCTTCACGACCGAGCTGCGATCCCGACGCCTTGAGGGCTTTTGCATATTCAAGCGATCGGATGCTCACGATTCTGGTCTCCTAACGCCGCGTTAGCGCGCTAACTTTTTAGCGTGCTGCTTGCAAAATTCGCCGTTTGGTCCGTGTCCGCGCTTGCGGCTGCATTGGTAAAACAGAAACGAGGGGCTGTCGTGGACCTCGGCAATACAGTCGGTCTTGCGTTCTGCTATTCCTTTTGGGTTGCCTGCCCATTGGCCGAACCGAAGTTCGCCGCTCTTGTTTCTTTTCCCAACAATCATTTCAAACCCTCCGCGTTAGTGGTGCAAAGCCCTAGCCGTATCGCACGGCTTCCATTCGTTACCTTTCCGCCATTGCCAGTCCCAGCAAATCGCGCCGACTTGAACGGCGTCCATGACGTAAGCTCCGTTTGGTGCATTCTGCGCTCGGGCCATTTCAGGATATTTCCTCGCCAAGCAACGCAGCGCGCTCGTCGGCGTCAATCAGAGGATCAGCGCGCACAGCATCAACCCAGCCGCGTTCCCACATTCTGTAAGCAGGGTGAGCAGCCTTGAAACGATTATCCGACATGCTCTTGCCAAGCATGTAATCGCTTCGGCCCATATCGTATGCTGTTGCTGCCATCGTTTTGTCCCCTTATGGCGCATTAGCTTTAAACTTCGACGCGAAACGTGATGCCGCGATCATCAATTTGATACGACACCAAATCCTCAAATGACTTGACCTCATGTGCGGCGCGAAAGATTTCAGCCAACCGCCGCCACGAGACAAACCCGGTAATCCCGCTAACGGAGTGCGCAGGTATCTCGGTGCCAGTCTTTGCGTCGAAATAAATTGCCTTCATTTTCCTGTTTCCTAATTCATCAAGACTGGTATCAAACTTCGATTGGCTGCAACAATTCTTCCGCCAATTCGATGAGGCGATCAGTCATTTGTCCGTTGGCGTAAGCTTCATCCAAAAATGGATACATTTCTGGATGCCACTCAACCTCAAACGATTTCTCGCCGTCGTTGCTGATGACTTCGATCACCGAAAATAGAGTTCTGCGTGATGCCATGATTTCTGTTCCCTCTCCCATCAACAGTCTGGATCAAGTTCGACATGGCCGATCCCGAAAGCCAGGATCAGCGTGTCGAGAGTTTTTTCTTCCCACATGCCCGAAAGAAGATCGAGAGAAGCTGTGGCCTCTTTCAGCCGAGCAACTACTGCTTTGCGCTTTGCTTCCCGACGTGCCGCAGTATCTCTGGACATACGATTTCTCCGTAGTGACCCATCAATAATGGTTCAATCTTCCGGCAACGTGAACTTCACGAACCGCGCTTCTGGATCGAAGTCGTAGCAAAGCTGCACGTCAAGTTTCCGATAGTCCGTGCCGTCGAACTCACACTGGAACGTCACGTCCTCGGGAATAAGCGCGATTGCTTTCTTGAGTTCACCGATAGTCTCGACTGTATATTTGAGGCCCATTATCCCACACTCCTATGCGCCGACCGTGCGCGCCATATCCCGCTCAAACCGAAACTTGTTTTTCTCGTACATCGCCGCCGCGCGCTCGCGAATAAAATAAGCATTGTCGGTAGCCATCAGGCGAAGATTTTGCGCCAGAATACGGCAGCGGCTCTCCAAGGCTTCGTCACCGGCCTTCCTGGCCTTGCGCGCCATGGCGTTAAGCTCGTTGCGCTTGGCGTGGCATTCCTCAGCGGAAAGCATTGGCGCCCTCTACAAGTTCACTGAGCTTGACCGCGACGGCAACCGGCACGTTGCGCTCACCTAACGCCCATCGTCGGGCCGTGCGTTCGTCCACCTTGAACAGACGAGCCGCGCCACGCTGAGACAGCTTGAGACGTTTCAGCATGGCGCGAAATTGAGTTGCCGTCATGGATAGTATTGCGCCTCACTATCGGGAACACGCTCCATCTGCATCGGCCAGCAGTCCGGCCGCCGTTTCACGTATTCGTTAATCGCCTTTTCGCACTCTGCGGCGGCTTCAACCTCTGTGGCGCCTTCGCCCCAAACTCGTTTGATGCCGCGCAGGTCGCGTCCAATGAACCGGATCATGGCTCAGCCCTCCAGCATACGAAGGTTGCGCGCGTGGATCACAACGTCGTTGGCTCCATTTTCCAGCCGCACATAATAGGCGTCTGGCTTATCGTGCTTGGCAACCACGATGCCGCTCGGCGGCGGATCGAAGGTTAGGTCTTGAACCTGATCGCCGGGCGCAAACTTGAAATGTGCCTTAGCCATCTGTCTCTCCATCTGGGCCTGATTGCCCTCGACAAAGCCTAAGATACAGGGCCCTAGGGCCAAGTCAAGGGGGTAAAATAGCCCTAGGGCAATTATTTTGTGTTTCCTGTGGTCTTAGAACTACGCAAAGGTTTCGAGCGGCGTTCCACTTTTTACGTACAGCGGATGACGCGGCGCCCCGGATTGAGTCTTGCCGAAACAGAACATCGCCGGTCGCTCTGCCCGAATGGCATTGCGGATATAGATGCTGGCTTGGTCTGCTGGCGGCCATGCTCCCCACGCGACAATCGCAATGTCGCACCGCTTAATTGCCGCTCGCACACAATCCTCGTTCCGAGGACCGCAAGGATCAGCGGCCTTCAAAAGCTCATCAGGCTTGGTCGCGCGGAAACCGAACACGTTGACCACTTCCATGCTGCCGTAGCCAAGCCCGGACAGCAATCGAACGCAGGAACGGATCGTAGCATCGTCCTTCTTGGCGTCTGCGGTAGACGGATTGAGCATGACCAGCATGGCGCGCGGCTTCTTATGGTCCCAAGTCCGGCGCAGCAAATAGCGATACTTGCCGCAATCCGAGATCACCGCGTCGTTTTCAAGGTAGTGGTTCATGTTCACTTTGTGGGAGAAAGTGGAGTCGTATTCACGTCGCCGTCGTCCAGCGACGTATAGCCGCGCTCTTCGAGCCATTGCTTCGATAGTACCCGAGCAAACATCGGAAGGTTTTTAGCGGCAGTTCTAGCTTTATGCAGCGCGATCTCGGCAACCGCCCGGTTTGGAAACCGACGGCATGGATTGTGCTTCGCATGGAAGGCGTACATTTGGTCAACGTCGCAAGCCATTAATATTTCATCGCGCTCTTTCACGAACGAGGCAACCTCACCTTTACTTGTTTCACTAAGGGCCATGTTTGCTCCCTCACTCAGCGGTCTTGAGCGCACGATCTATTGCCTGAACAAGTCTAGCAAACCGGGGATGCTGATCTTTTCCGCGAAGGTGCCCCGCATTAATCATGTCAACCGTGCTTATCCGGTTTAGACACACAGCCCTGCATCTTGTGTTTCGTGTTTAGCTTGGAGGGTTTGCGCCTCTTGCGGCGTTGCAAGCTCAAAGCGGGGATGTTCTTTCCCGTCAGCGGTCTTTACCGCCAGATCGTGCAGGGTGAAGAGACCGCCAAGCGTCCAATCGCAGCCGATGCCCGGAGGATTGCCCTTCTTGTGCGGCCCGGCTTTCGTCCATCGCCCGACGCACGAAAAGCCGACGAATTTTTCAATATCGTCGAAAGTCTTACCAGCGCCCGCGTCTATGAGATCGCGTCCGGATTGGATCGTGCCGCACATTACGCATCGGAAGGCAGAGTGTTCATGCGAGCGCACGCCTTGCGCTTTCAACTCGGCCTGAAATTCCTCGACTGTGATAGTTCTCATTTGTCTCTATCCCTAGTAGGTCTCAGCGTTTGTGTGTGGCAACCGGATAAGCATGATGTCAACAATTGCCACCGCCAATTCTTCGGCGGGCGTGCGCGTTTCATCATGATCTTTGTTCATCTTTCCGTTTCCTGAGCAGTCTTGACCACCAACTTGGCGGATGTGAAGTTTCTAATTTCCTCAATCTCGGCTTGAATATCGAACTCCGCTTGGCGCAGCGCGGCGCGAAATCCTTTCGCGTATGGGTCAGTTTCTCCTTTGACCGTAGCGCGCCCATTGCGAACAATTCGTTTCGCTGCACGAAGTCCGTAGAGGTTGGTAGCGAATTTCATTTTTCTGTTTCCTGAGCAGAAGCGACCACGGCGTTTGTTGCGCGTTTGAAGCTATTCATTCTTGCGCCGTACTTTTCCATCAAATCATAATGAGTTGGATGCAGGCCATCGAGGCCATAATCACGCTGATATCGGTCGGCCCACAGCGCAAGAAAGACAACAAGCTCATGTTGCGCTTTATGCCGTTTCGTTTTCATCGCATGGAGTCCTAGTGAGCATGCCGATTATTCGGCGCGTAGCATGATCGCGACGTAGTGCGAGCGACACCATTTCGTCCAGATGCCAGGAAGGCAGTAGCCATCATATCGCCGACCATTCGGGCGAACGCGCTTGTAGGTCACGCCACAGTCGTTGACGTGCGTCACGTGTCTTTCGCCAATCGTCACATAGCAAGACCTGACGACATCGCCGGGCTTTGGATCAACAATAGGATCGCGGTCAGCCATCTGTTCTCTCACCCCCGGAGACTACGAACTCTTTTCCGGCGCTCGTGGCGGCATAGCCGCTTCCGGCTGGTGTCCCATCTTCAGTCCAAAGGCCACGCCCGAATTGTGCCAGACCCTTTCGTGTGAGCAACCGACACGCTCTGCGAACGGTCGGGCGATTCAAGCTAGTCTCACTGCAAATGCCATTGAAGGTGTGGTAATGAAAGCCCTCATAGGTATCGTAATTGTCTGCAAGACATTTGAGGACTTTGATCGTTTCCGGGCGCAGCTTCATCTTACTCAGCCTTGGGAAGGGAACAAACTTTCGGACGACCGCCGCGATAGGGCTTGACGGCAAAGCCGCCCTTACCCGCTATGCCACCCTTCCAAGTGACGCCACGCTGAATATCCAGAATGTTTGAATGCGAGGTATTAAATCGCGCCATCAACGAGGCCGTCGTTTCCCTGCCTTGCGCCGCACGAATCTCGATAACCTGCTCGGGTGTCAGCATCACACGGCGCGGTCGCTTTGGCACCGTGCCATGCGCTATCCTATCGTCTTGATTTTCTTTCCGTGTTTTCCACGAAAGATGCTTCGGATGCACGCAGGCGTCGTGGCCACGTCCGCAAGAGTGAGCAGCTTCGTGTTTCGGCGTTGGCGGTGGCCCATTCACAAGGCGGCACATATAGCGGTGTGCGCGATAATGCTCGCCTTCATGACCAAAGCAGCCATAGCCAGCAGTCGTGCGCGCGAAGGGCCAGATCAGGCAATCCGACCCGTCATAACTGGCGTGAGAATGAAGCCACGCGGCTGTTACGCCTTCGCCCCGTTTGGTGGACATTTTTCTGTTCCCTGTTCAATCACAAATAAATTTATTGTTTTTGCTGTAAACTTTTGAAGATGTGCCGACAATTCGCCTCTGCTTTATCACGGCCGAGGAATGGTCCTTCAATCGTATTTGATGCGCTGCCGCCGTTTTTGCGATCTTGCCAGCTTGTGTACCATTTCCCATCGTCCTGTTTCACAATCATGAAGGAAAATTTACCAGCCAATGCGCAATACGCATATCTCAATTCTAAAATACTGAGAGACAGCGGATGAGGCATAAATCGCATGGTCTTCAACCTATCATCCGTTCAATCTCGTTCCGCAAATCGCCCTCAGCCATTCCAGGCAACAATTCTGTGCATGTTATAAACACCATGCGGTCGGCGAGGCGCGCTAGTGTTATGCCACTGGCACGCGCCAACGATTTCGGCACGATCACGATGCGGCCCTGTTTATCATATCCGAACCGTGCGAATTTGGCTGAGACTTTCAATGCCGACATTGCCTCGTCCTTGTCTCCAAATAATCCGCCGTAAGCCAGCTTTGTTGCGAGCGCCCACAAAAACCGCATCAGCTTTTGATTGCGCGGCGTTGTCGCCTCAATCCAAATGTCCTCATTCGACGGTAGCAATTCCATATCGTCGTGCGATAGCGCGGAATCCGGGAATAGACCTAGCTCGCCTGCATGTTTAGCCGGTCGTTTGCGGAGGGTTGTTTCGATTGGCATGATTAGGCGTTTGCTGCTTCCAACAGCGCATCCAGATCAGCAGCAGCAAACATACAAAAACCGCTCGGCGTGTCAGGATACCATTGCAGCGTCCAGCAATCGTTTGTCGCTATGGCTTTGTGTTTTTGTTCATCGCTAATCCAGTCGCGGTCGCGGTATCCGTGATCTTCCTCCGCGATTGATTGAGCGACCGTCCGGTAATAGGACTTGTGATCGTTATGTGTCAACGTCAGCGATGCTTTATGTTGAGGCCATTTTATGTCCATCATGATCCACCCTTCGCCCGCTTAAGATGCCGCTGATAAATCTCGGCTATCTTATCGAGGTCCGGCACCATCATGCCAGCGTCAACTAAATGCGCCTCAATTTCCTGGTAAAACCAATCGCCTAATCCACCCGGATCGGGCTGGTCCGAATATGTCTTGCATTTGGCCTCGACGGCCTTGAGCAGCGCATCGGGATTGTCGGCCCATGTTGACGGCGATTCCAGGTCGAAATCGGCAACGGGCTTTTCCGGCTTCGATGGCGCAAACTTGGATGCGATCGCCTTGAAATTGGCGTCGATATCCGAAAACAATTTCGGCGCGTGCTCCTTGATATCGTCCAGCGCCTTTTGGTTAAGATTTTTCCATGCCGATAATTCGGCAACGTTCTCGCATCCGGCGATGGCGGTATTGAATGATTGGACCCATCCGGCGCGGCTACCTTCGGCGGCGATCATTTGCGGCTTTTGATGTTTTGGCGGCGTAGTTGATTGCGACGGATTCGGCGCCTTGGCGCGTGCGGCTTGTTTCGGCGGCGCTGAATGATCATTGTCGCCTTGGTCCGCATCATCAACGTCGCCAGCCGGAATTTGGAATAGCGAAAGCAGGAAATACTTACGCGCGGCGATGGCGCATTTATTCAGACATGCGGGATCAAAACCGCCCTTTTCGCTTTTTGCCAATGACAAGCCCGTAAATCGAGGGCGGTGCGGCCATATTGCGCCGCTGCTGTGAAGAATCGTGAATTCATAGGACGCGGCGACGTAATTGCCTTCGACAAAATGCCGATTGATTTCATCCTGAATGATGGCGATGCCATTCTCGGCCATGAGCGGGGTTAGCTTTTTCAGCATGTCATTCATGGTCGTGTAGCTGTATTTGAAATATTGGTGCTCGCCGGTCTTTTCGACCATCCCAATCGCCTGCATGACCTTGGCGATAGCGCCAGCGAGCGCCGCAACATCGTTGCGCGAGATTGCCGGGGGCGGCGTTGACGGCTCGGTGATCGGCATCGCGCCATTCGAGCGCGGTTCGCGGACAGCGATTTCGCCCTTGCTCGCCAACGTCTCTAATTCCGCGAATTGAACATCTTGTTCGGCTGTGTCGGTATTCATCGCGCCTTATCCTCTTTCCCAACTTTCGTTCCCGGAACCTCGACGCCAGCCGCTACGGCATCCTGCGCCAGCGATTGCAGCACGTCGATCAGCTTTTGATTATTCGAGAAAAACGCCATGACCTTGTGACGGTCGATTATCGTCACGGTGACGCGCTCCTGCAAATGGACCGCGCGGCCACGGGTGCCAGCCGTGGTCTTGGTAGCGGCTATGGCGTCGGCTCGTTTGGCAGCCTCGACAGCTTCCTCAGCCCTTCCGGCTTTGGTGGCGGATTCGGCCTGTTCGCGGGCCTCAGACTCGGCCTTAGCCTTTGCGGCTTTCCGCGCCGCTAGGAAGGGTAAGCAGACGCTATCCTTAAGGGCCTTGTAGATATTGGCCGCCTCTAAAATCCCTCGCCAGCGGTCATTTATAGCCCGTACAGCGTCTAAGGACGGCTGGCCTTCATCCGCCCGCGCCTTATCGGCCCGTTTCCATAGCTTGGCGATCTCATTCGAGAGGTCCGCAGCTCTGTCGGATTCATCCTGAGACTTGGCCGCGCCATGCTCGATCATGGTTTTGGCCTCTCTAGCGAGGTCGTTTATGGCTTCCGTCAACGCTTCCAATGAGTTGGCGGGCGGGGCATTATTATGGTGACGGGTCACGGCAGGGTGCAAATCCGGCCACGGCTCGCCCCGCTCGGCTACGGCGGCATAAACCTCGTAGGTAATCGGGTTTTTGGCGCAATAGGGCCATACGCGGTCAACGGGGACCGATTTGCTATTAAGGAAAACGAGTACCGTGCCGCCGTCCTCCCAAACCCCAACCGGCGACCATTCATCCGACCCGCGTCCCTTGCGGATGCGATAATATCCCGGCAGCGGATCATTGCCGTCGAATTGAACCGGCTCACCAGCGAGCAATGCGCGCCATCCTGCGAATTGGTCGGTCATGATTTTGCGTCCTCAGACTTGACGACAGCCAAATCAACATCTTTGGAGATGCAACGCACGGGATTATTTTTGCCAGCATCCAGCAATGCGCTACTTAAAGCGTGCCTAAGATAATACCGCTGTTCTTCGTCCATTTCAGGATCAATGCGCAATATAAGAATATCGTCGTCATTGACATTCAAGATTTGAACAGGAATTTCCTGTAATTTTACTTTCATCTGATCCTCTCGAAATAAATCTCAGCGACACGACGCAATCCGAGATAGCGGCACACCGATGGTCCCGGCTCACGCAATCCGCGAATGACGTTGGCGACGTAAACGTGCGAGAGGTCCATCATGATCGCCAGCTTGCGAACACTGCCCGCATTGGCGGCGCAAGCGCGAAGTTCTTTCCGCACGTCGGTTTGGGTTATTTTTTTGTCCAAGACGTTATCCCCTATCGGTAACGCCACATAAAACCATAAATTCGGAAATTGCAAGCCCTATTTTGCATCCCCATATATTGTGTGCTAAAGCGTTGAAAACGCTATATATGGCACAAAATGGACACCATCGGCCCTATGCTCGTATCGCTCGATCTGTCCGGCAAAACCGGCTGGACAAGCGGCTATGTGCATCAGCGGCCATTGTTCGGCACCGAGATTTTCAAAGCGCCGCCGACCGATGTTGGAACGTTCATGCAGGTTTTCAATCGCTGGCTGCTCGCCATCATCAAACAAACAAATCCTGAGATTGTTATTTTTGAATCGCCGATCCTACCGCGTCAAGCTCGGCTCACGACGTTGCGCCGACTGTACGGGATGGCCGCGCTCGTGCAATTGCATTGCGCCGAGCAACAAATCAGATGCGAGGAAGCGCAGCCGTCAACAATCAAACAATTCTGGACCGGCGACGGGTGGGCGAAAAAACCGGCGATGATTGAAATGGCGATGGCGCGCGGCTATCGCGTGACGGATGACAACCAGGCCGATGCGCTCGCATTGCGGTTTTATATGATCCATCAGCTTTACCCGGAAGCCGCGCGCAAAATGCGGTTCGATCTTGGGCCGCTCGGCGCCGTCGCAATAAATCGTTGACAATCGCGTGAAGGGGCATAAAGTTTGGGCTCGGTGATGAGGCGTCACCGAGCCCTGCGCCCTGAAATTGGGCGTGTCCACAAGCTGTAGGGAACACAGCCATGGAATTGCTACAAGATATATCCACAATCATTTTGGCGGGCAAGCCTGTTCCGCCCTTGCGGCGGATTGCTATCGAGGTTTGTCACAAGCATCACCTAACTGTCCGCCAAATACAATCGAGGCGCCGGTTTGCGCCTCTTGTTGCGGCGCGGCATGAGTTTTATTATCGCGCGCTCTCCGAAACATCTCGCTCAATCAACCACATAGGGGCATTTTTATACCGCGACCACACAATTGCTGCAGACGGCGCCGCCAAATATGCCGCATCGCACAATTTGAATTATCCACGGGGTTCTTTCTGGCCATCTCGTGTTTCACGGTCCTCTCGGCCTTATCGTATAGGGACGGCCCGATCATGGCGATTGATCGCTCAATTTGTCGGAGAAAGAACACTTTGAAACGACCTTGGATGCCCCTCTATATCACTGATTATAAAGCCAAAACGGCGCATTTGAACGCCGCCAAGCATGGTGCCTATCTGCTTCTAATCATGCACTATTGGATCAACGGAACCATCCCGACTGATGACGACGAACTCGCTCAAATTGCCTGTATGAGGCCAATTGAGTGGAAAAGAGTGAAACCTACGATTTTAGCCTTTTTTACTAGCGATTTTAGACACCTAGAGCTTGACGGCGAAATAGCGAAGGCAATTGACATTTCCAGCAAACGACAGGCCGCAGCGGAGGCGAGACACAGCAAAAGCAATGCAAACGTGATGCAATTGCATAGCAAAAGCAATCCAATTGATAAGCATTAGGACACACACTCACAGTAGTAAGGAAGAAAGAAAGAAAACGGCTTGGCGAGGTAGTAAGGGAAGCAAGGAAGATTAGGGAAGTAAGAGACTATCAGGACGGTAAGAAGGGAACTCGGACATGATCGACATCAAAACTCTATCGACGCGCAAGGCCGAAGCGATGATGTTTATGCAAACTCTCGGCATGATGAATACAGCGATAAAGTCCGAGGACAGGCTGAGACAGGCGGCTCAATACGAAATTGCGCATCGAGCTTACATCGCTGCGGCTCGCGATTTTGATAAGGCAATCGCTGGCTTGACGACCGACGAATTGATCTTACTTTCAAAAAGCTAAATAATCATGAAAACCGATTTATGGCCACACCAATCGCGCGCCCTTGAGGCATTGCGGCAAACCGTGCGCCAAGGGGTGCGACGGATTGTGGTTCAATCGCCGACCGGCTCGGGCAAGACGAAGCTATCGGCGGCGATTGTCGAGAGCGCCCGCGAAAAGGACAAGCGTGTAGCATTTTGTGTCAATGCGGTTTCGTTGGTTTCGCAGACGGTCGAAATGTTTTGGAACGAGGGAATTCGTGATATTGGGGTTATCCAAGCAGCGCATGAATTGCAGGATTGGTCGAAGCCGGTGCAAATTTGCAGCATTCAGACGCTAGACCGGAGATCGGAATTTCCCCGCGCTGATATTGTAATCATCGATGAGGTTCATTCGCTGCACAAGCGCCACCGGGAATGGCTGACCCATGACGATTGGAAAAACGTTCCGTTTATCGGAATCTCTGCTACGCCATGGTCGATTGGACTCGGGCGATATTTTGATACGCTTTTGATCGCTGCGACCACGAAGGAGCTAATTTCAGAAGGTTTGTTGTCGCCGTTCCGCGTGTTTGCTGCTGGCCATCCCGACCTACGCAACATCAAGATTGTTGCAGGCGATTACCACGAAGGCCAATTGAGCGAAGCGATGCAGCAAGGCACGCTCGTTGCCGACGTAATCGAGACATGGAAAAAACTTTGGGGGAGGGATAAAACATTCGTTTACGGCGTTGATCGTGCGCACGCCAAGAATTTGCAGGAACGATTTATCCGAGCTGGCATCAAAGCGGAATATCAGGACGCATACACGACCGACCTTGAGCGCCGCGAGATAAAACGAAAATTTCATAGCGGAGAATGTCAGATCGTTTGCAACGTGGCGACGCTGACGACCGGAGTTGATTACGATGTTCGCTGTTTGGTTTTGTGCCGGCCAACGAAAAGCGAAATTCTTTTCACGCAAATCATCGGGCGAGCATTACGCACGACGCCGGGAAAAGATTACGCGCTGATCCTCGATCACAGTGATTCGACGCAGCGATTGGGATTCGTAACCGACATTCACCACGATAGGCTGAATACGGGAAAGAAAGCCGAGCCGCAGGAAGCCAAGCCGCGCATCGCACTACCGAAGGAATGCAAATCATGCGGATATTTGAAGCCGCCGAAGGTTTCAAAATGCCCGCATTGCGGATTTGAATCGCGGGCGGTAAACGGCGTAATCGAGCGTGATGGCGAGCTTGTTGATGTCACTGGTGGACAAAAGCGCGTTGCGAAAAAAGAATACACGCTTGCGGAGAAACAGTTGTTGTTCGCTGAATTGCGCTGGTACGCGGCTCAGCACGGCTACAAGGAGGGGTGGGCAGCAAATAAATATCGCGAGAAATTCAAAGTATGGCCGAACATTCCGTCAATTCGCGATGCAATGCCGATTGAGCCGGGTCCAAAAACCTTATCTTGGATTAGAAGTAAAAATATCCAATGGGCAAAATCTAAACGCAACGCCGAGTATGTCGTCGCATGAAAAAGGTTTCCGAATTTGCGATGATGGTGCGCGGCGATCATCCCGGTGAGATTGCCTATCGCGAATATGTTCTTGCGGAATTGCGCGCGGCTCGCACCCGCGCATTATTGGTTGTGAATGAAATCGAGACAATCGGCATTGCATTACGCGGCGGAATAGTGGATGCTGATTCGGCTGTTGAATGGATGGCGGGTGCGCGCGCTTTGGGTTTTCTCTTATCAGATTACGTTGATGTTGCCGACGCGTCGGCGATGCTTTCATTGGCAACATAGGGGATAGGGATGGATACGTTATTTCCTTTGGATGTTGCTGAAAGACCGTCGCCGATAAATGAGAGCGCGGTTGCGAAAGTCGTGGCGACGGTGACGAAAAAGATTGACGCCTTGGATGATTTGTCGCTCGCCGATAAAATCGAGGCTATCAATCGCCTCCGCGCAATAATCTCGGAACATAGCCCATTTGGAAATGAACCTGTTGATTGCGTGCGGTGGGTGCGTTCCGATCAAGTCCGCGCAAACGATTACAATCCTAACAGCGTTGCGCCACCCGAAATGGAATTGCTGCGATTATCAATCGCCGCTGATGGTTACACGCAGCCGATCGTCACCAACAAAGAAGCCGATGCCTACGAAGTTGTTGATGGCTTCCATCGCCATCGTGTTGGCAGAGAATGCGATGATATTCGCGCTCGGGTTATGGGCTATCTGCCTGTCGTGCAAATCAGATCAGAGCAAACAGACCGTTCGGATCGCATTGCCGCGACCGTGCGACACAATCGAGCGCGCGGTAAGCACCGTGTCGATGGAATGTCCGAAATTGTTTTGGAATTAAAGCGCCGCAATTGGTCGAATGAAAAGATCGGCAAAAATTTAGGAATGGACCCTGACGAAGTATTACGTCTCGCCCAAATAACCGGACTTGCGGAAATGTTTAAGGATCGCGAGTTTTCCGAAGCTTGGGAAGCTGATCGTATCAACGAAGATGATAATTTGAATGTGGAGGGCGAGATTGGCGAAAGCGTTGAAGCGGAGATATTATCCGCATGACAAATGGGAGGAATTTCCAGCCGGGATGTGGCGCAATGTCAGCGGCGATAAAGCGCAATCGTATATTAACGCCGCCGGCGATCTTATGCGCTCGCCCGAGGAATTTAAGCTCGCAATGCTCAAGGCAATCGAGGAATGGCCGATATCATGCGAGGTGAATCTAACTGCACAGGGGATGAATCGACAAGCGTGGCTTGGTCATGCTGCCTGTTGTATCGCAGTCAACTCACCTGAGAATTGCACGCGGCTTGGGTGGCATACACTATCACAGCCAGAACAGGACGAAGCGAACCGAGTGGCGGACGAGGCTATTGCCTTGTGGGAGGGGAAATATCGTGAAGCAATCGCTCCTAAAACATTCGATTGGGATTAATGTGGTGCAGGCATCGCAAGAGCGCATTGCCTGGACATTCGATAATTTTGAGCGGATTTATCTCAGCTTTAGCGCCGGTAAGGATAGCACGGTTATGCTACACCTTGTCATGGCGGAGGCGATCAGACGCAATCGTAAGATCGGTATTTTGCTGGTCGATCTTGAGGGCCAATACAAACTCACAATCGACCACGCGAAAAAATGTTTCGATCTTTATAAGGATAACATTGAGCTTTATTGGGTCTGCCTGCCACTACATCTGCGGAACGCTGTTAGCGTTTATATGCCGTTTTGGCTGTGTTGGGACCCCGACAAAAAAGACGCCTGGATTCGCGATTTGCCGGATCGCGCCGTAATTGACCCAAATTATTTTCCGTTCTTTCATTCAGGAATGGAATTTGAGGAATTCGTGCCGCTGTTTGGCGAATGGTTTGCGCAATGGCAATCGTGCGCCTGTTTTGTTGGCATCCGAACCGATGAAAGCCTAAACCGTTTCCGTACCATCGCCACATCGCACAAGGAAATGAAAGACGGTAAGCGCTGGACCTCGAAAGTCATTGCGGATGTTTTCAACATATATCCGATTTACGATTGGCGGACTGCCGATCTGTGGACGTGGCACGCTCGCCATCCGGAAATGCCGTACAATCGCCTTTACGATTTGATGTACAAAGCCGGGTTATCAATTCACCAAATGAGAATTTGCCAGCCGTACGGTGACGATCAGCGCAAGGGCTTATGGCTTTTCCATTTGATCGAGCCTGAGACATGGGCACGCGTTGTTGCGCGGGTGAATGGCGCAAATGGCGGTGCGTTGTATGTCCAGGAATGGGGTAATATAAACGGCTACCGAAGGATCACAAAGCCTGCCGGTCATACGTGGCGCAGCTTTGCTAAGCTATTATTTGAATCCATGCCGCCAAAAACGCGCGAGCATTTCCGAAATAAAATCATGCTATTTGAAAAGTGGTGGAGCACTAGAGGATACGAAAACGGTATCCCCGACGAGGCTCCCTATGACGCCGAGGCCTCACGTGGTGCGCCATCATGGCGTCGCGTATGCAAATCGCTATTGCGCAATGATTATTGGTGCAAGGGCATCGGCTTTACTCAGCATAAAAGCGAAGCCTATCAAAAATATCTCGACCTGATGGAACGCCGCAAAAAGGGTTGGAACAAAGCTCCAAACGCTTTTGGTTTTGTGGAGAACGCAAATGCTCAAAGGTAGCACAAGGGTCGCTGTGTCTCGCGTCAAAGATCGGATGCGCATGGGCGCGTCGCTAATGCAGATGCATACGCCGTCTGGCAAAAGATGGTTTACGGTTCCGGGGAGAGAGGTTGAGGAGGAAATAGCGAAAAAGGTAATCGCGGATGGCGATGTGGTTAGTTGCCACGACGGTTTATTCCCCGGAATTCCTCAGACGTGGCGAATAGGCAAGCCATGAATCGAAAATCAAATTGATTCTGGAAACCATGGAGGATTGAATGGGTAAGCGTTGGGCCGTCGGCTGTCCGCATCAGGGGAAAGAGAGTTTCGTCAAACGCGAATTGGAAAACCAGGGATTTGAGAATTATTTGCCGCTTTGCATTTCAGGATCGTGGTCAAGCCGACCGCGAATAAAAGCATTCCTTCCAGGATATATTTTCATCCGCATTGATGCGGATAACGAGCGGTGGAGAGCCATCTTCTCGACTTACGGTATGAGAACCGTGCTGCATTCAGGCGAGCGCCCGCAATGGGTATCCGATTGGATTATTGACGGCATCAAAGAGCGCGAGGTTGATGGCCTCGTAAGGCTCCCGCCGCGCATCCAATGCAAATTCAAGAAAGGCGATATGGTGACAATGAAGGGCCATCCGCTGCAATTGATATTTGATGAGCCGCTCGATCATCGCCGCGCTATGGTGTTTATGAGTTTCCTTGGTCGCCAACATCGCCAGCCGGTACAGCTTTCGCGGCTTGCGCCCGCGCCTTTTGTCGCTCCCGCATAGCGTGGCGTTCCTCATCGCGATAGCGGAATTCGCAGGCTAGGTTGGCGCCGCGAAAGCCGAGCGCGTAAAGCGTGGCCTTGAAAACATCCTCAGAGATCGTGCCCGCGTTGAATTGCTCAATCGCTGCGTCGAGGCGTGACCGGATCAGGTAGGCATGTTCCTGCGGATTGTAGCGGCGATTTTGCTCTGTTGTCATGTCCCCATTCCTATACCTTTGGTATTTCAATCAAGGTGCCTACCAGCAATGTGCCCACCATAAATCCACAAAGAAATATTAGCACTGCAATCCCGATGGCCTCACGCCCAGTGCAGGTAAAGGTGTAGTGTGGCATCGTCATCGCTCAAGACCTCTCGCGCGATCCTTGCCGAGTTGCGCGCGGTATTCGTCGCGAGCATCAACCTTAGCCTCGCCGATTGCGTAGGCGATATCGTCCGCGTGATGATGTTCCAGCCTATCGACGATTGCGCCGTAGAGCCACGGATTGCTATCTTTGCAAAGATGGACCGGCTTGCGCTCGAATAGTCGAGGGACATATGGCGCCGAACTCGCGGCAAGCCTTTCGCGTTCCTCCCATGATCGTTTCCGATGGCCGTCAAGGGCGATACTTTGAATTGACCACTCGCCATCGTTCTCAAATCGGATCGTGGCATTGCCTGCGATCAGCGCGGCTTCAAAGCCGCCTTCGACGATCAATGCGAGTTCGTCAAACTCGAATGTGATTTCGTTCATGGCTGCGCCTCCTTGTTTCGACGTTGTGGATAATGACACAGCCCAAACTTGTAATCAAGCACAGATTACAATATATTTTCCTTGACGGGAAAACCGAACAGGCAAATCATCCCCGAACGAGGCGCGATTATGGAATGGCTACCGGAAGAAGATAGGGCGCTCGCTGGCTTTGTCGCCGAAGGATTGTCGGCCGGCAGTATTGCCGCGCTGCATTTCGCCGAAGTCCGCAACCGGACCCGCAATGCGGTCATGGGGCGAATTCATCGTCTCGGCTTGCGTGGAAATAGCCAGCATCCTGAGAAGCTTCATAATCGGCCAGCCATGGCCACCAAGCGCCTTAGGCGTGTGGTCAGCCCTCCGGGAGCCCTTATCCCGTCACTCTCGCCAGTGACGTTCCTAGAGCTAAAGAACGGCCATTGCCGGTTTGTGGTCAATGAGGGCGGTTCCAAGGCGCTATTCTGCGGCGATCCAAAACAGGACAGGTCGAGCTATTGCGGGCACCATCACCGGATAACGCATAATTACTGAGTTAATGGCGGACGACGAGGGGAACAGAAGATGCCTAGAGACCCTGACGATTGGGACAAGCCGCGCTCACATGGGCAGCGTTTCACGGAAGCTGAATGTGATCTCGTTCGGAACGCTTTTTACGCGGATCGTCCCGCTAGGGATGTAGCGCGCGAACTCAAATGCGCCACGCGCACCATCAACATTCGCTACGCATTGCTCCGCTGCGAAACGCCAGTCAGACACCAAACGAAGCCTCGGACAGTTCGCAAGAAGATCGACAAGGAAAGTCGGTTCTACAAATCAAATTTTGAACTCTGATGCACCAGCAGCCAGTTAATAGCGGAAACCCGCTATTAAGCGCCAAACCGCCAGCGCATCAAACGGCGGGATTTATGAGGTTCTCCCGAAACGAAGGTTTTTCCAAAACCCTTGGATAAATCTGTGTCTCCTCCCACGACAGGCCGCTCCGTCGCGTACCCGCGAGGCGGGGCGGCCACTATCCCTAGAAAGCCGCTTGCATGGTCCCGCGAGATATGCTAACGACGAATTTGCAACCTGACCTATCCGCTCAAAAATCGAGCGAGGTCGGGTCCGGTAGGCGAGCAAAAACCCCACGCAAGGAATTCAGCCGAGCCACGAAACGCGCCGCTTGGGAGCGATGCGGTGGCTGGTGTGAAGGCCAGATTATTGCAGCCAATGGCGAACGCGTGATGTTTATCCGCTGCAATGCCCCGTTGGGGGCTAAATTCACCTACGATCATCGTATTCCAGATTGGATCGGCGGCGATAATGCGCTGGACAACTGCCAAGTATTATGCCCCGCATGTGATAAGCCAAAAACCGCGATAGATCAAGGTGTTATCGCAAAATCCAAACGCATCCAAGACAAACGCATCCGAGCCAAAACAACGCGCAACCCATTACCAGGTTCGCGCGCAAGTGGCTGGAAAAAGACATTCAACCATGGATGGGTGCGGCGATGAGTTTGCAGGAGCGCGAGGTTAGACTTCCCGATCCGTTACAGCGCGCCGTGGTATGTAACGCCTGCATCTGGCTCGGCATTGCAGGCGATTGCGTCGGGGGCGACACATTCCGCTGTGATCGCTGCGGTTCCGAGGATATCAGCATTTTATGCAATCCGGCTCCGAAGGCTTTGCAATGAGCCAAAAGCTAAAAACCATTCCTGAGCCTCGCCGGTTTGGCATCGCCGTCCCATGTTTCGCCTGCGATGAAATGGTAACAGCGCCATGTGAGCGAGCGGATTGCATTATGGCGGCTGCGCAGCGGTCTTATGACGAGGAAAGACCTGTAAAGACAACGGGTTAGAAGCTAAAGCCTATGGCCGCACGAAAAACGCCCTCAAAAGGTGGCAAGCCCGACAAGATAATGCGCGATGCCTTGATGATCGAATTGCATCGGGACGATATAATCGAGGGCAAGAAGATCAAGCGATTTCGGCAGGTCGCCGAGGCGATGGTTCAAAAGGCAATAGGCGGCGACGGTCCGGTAATGCGAGAGATATTCGACCGCATGGATGGCAAGGTTCCCCAAGCCCTCGTCGGCGACGACACGCAAGACCCGATACGAATGGGCGAGCCAACGGATGAACAGCGCGCTAGGGCGCTAGAGGTATTCATGGCTAAGAATGCGGGGAAGGTGCCGTGAGCGAGCTAATCGATGAAGCGATGCTCGGCGTGTTGCGCTTGCGTGTTCGTCAATGCGGCAAATGGGCAAAGGAAATCCATCGCCGACGCCTAAAGGACGCAATCGAAACCGCAGGCGATCAATGGGGCAAGCCAGCGACGTTTGAGCAAATCATGGCTGCGATTGATATTGCTGGTTTCAGGATTGTGCGGAAGCGAAGGAATGAAGCGTGATGGAACAATCCGCTTTATGGGTTTGGGATATTCCGCCGCAGCCGACAACACCGCGAAGCTATCAACATCAGCGGTCGATGCGCGATTTGAACGAGACGGCGCTGTATTATGCACGCCAGACTTGGCCATGGTGGAATGCGGACTGGAGCAACGCCAAGGTCGGCGCTCAAATCAGAATTAAGCTTCCCGATGAACATCCGCGCTGAATTGGAAGCCGTATTCCGCCAACGTTACTCCCCCGTAATACGATTACGCAACTGAAAAGTGGCGGGACGGCCCACGGCGGGTAGCCGAAATCCACCTACGTCACCGCCGGCCCACCGGCAACTCATCAAGGAGAATCCCGATGAATCGAACTCGCATGGGTTTGATTGCCGCTGGCCTTTCTGCCGTTGCGGTTGCTTGCATGACCCTCACGCCTGCCAAGATTTCGCTGATTTCGGCCGATGCGGCTGGGTTGTGGTCAACTCTGCCGATTTATGGACAGCCTTCATACTGCGCTTCGACCGTAAGCGGCACGACGCTGCCTGCGTCGCAGGGGCCTTATGGCGTGTCTCCCGGCTCTACGCAGGGCACCGGATCATCCATTTGCGCCCAGACCATCCCGGCTGGTCCGGCTGTCATTACGGGCAACGAGGCCATCCCGGCTGACGCCAATCTAGCCAGCACCATAACCACCGCCCAAGGTGGTGCTCCGATGCAAACGGGGACGATTCCCAGCGCATTGCTCGCCAACATGAGCGGCACCCCGCGCAACTATCTCGACAATGGCTCGCTGAATATCCAGCAGCGCGGCGTTGGCATCGTGACATGTGGCACGACCACGACGGCTGTGTATGGTGCTGATCGCTGGGCGTGTCAGACCAATGTGACATCTGGTGCCGGCCGTTCATCGCTCGTTACCACGGCGGCATTGCTCCCGGTCGGATTTCAGAATGTCAACCTGCTTTATCGCACGTCTGGCGCTTTGACCCAGCCAGTTTGCGCAACGCAGGAAATCAGCGCTGTTGCGAGCACCGCGCTTGCTGGCAAGACTGTGACATTGAGCGTTTATGAAGCCGCGCTAGCCGGCCTCGCCGCCGATAACAACAACACGACCACGCTGTCGGTCATTTACGGCACCGGCAGCGATCAGGGTATTCAAACGCCTTCCACGTCGCCTCTTATTACGCCGGCGTGGACGGGGATTGGTACTGCGGTCAATCAGGCTCCGATTGTCATCACCACGACGCCGACTCGTTATTCGGTGACAGGCACGATCCCCACGACCGCAACTGAGGTGGGCGTTCAAATCTGCTTTACGCCGACCGCTTCCGGCTCGGGCACCACGGACGGCTTCGCTTGGACTGGCGCTCAGCTTGAGGTAGCTCCTAGCCCGACCGCTTACGAATTCCATCCTGGTTATTGGGATTTAGCGGAAGCGCAGAAGTTATTTTACGAAATCGCCGACAATGCGACCACGCAGTATAGCGTTGGTCAATGTTCAATCAGCACCAGCAGCATTGCGAACTGTCTCATTCAGTTCCCTGTGACTATGCGGATTGCGCCGACGATTAGCTCCACTACAGGCTTTGCGGCATCCGCGACCACGGCCAGCACGTCAACGGCTGCTTGCACTGGCTTTACCCTGAGCGCCACGCTCTCCGGTCAGGCGGCGAGCACTCAGAATGCAATCATGGATTGTGCGTCAAGCGCTGGCTTCGGGGCAGCTGGCACGGGAGGCTTTCTGTGGACGCTTGGCTCGACGACAACCGCATATTTCCGGGCAAGTGCTGAGTTCTGATCGAATATCGCTGCGTTCGCCTTCCCTGACCAAGCCAGCGTAGCGATTAGGCGGTTCCCGGCCATCCCCACTCCCCGCACCCTAGCTGGGAACCGCCTCCCCAATTCCTCAATGACGGAGAACGACAATGGCAATGAATGAAATCGGTAATGTTAAAGGCATTCGCGGAACCTCGATGGCCCTGAATAATCAGAGCGGCGCTGGCACTCAGAAGCCATCCGCGATGGGCGGCAAGGCTGATCCTGGCGGCACCAAGCCACCGATGGATTCGGATAAGTCGGTTGAGATTGCGAAATAACGGCTAGCGAGCGCGGGGAATGCAGGTAATGCGTATATTTCTTGCGCTCGCTCTATTGCTTGCGGGGTATGGCGTCGCCTCAGCGCAAAACGCTGGCGGCGGCGCCACTCCAGTATCTGGTCAGGCTGTCAATCGATCAACGCTAAATAGCTCCGTCACGATCACCACGGGCAATACGTTCCAGACGGTCTTAGCGTCCAATCTTGGAACGAGCACACAACGCCAAGCCCTGACGATTGAGAACAACAACGCCTCCGATAGCTGTTGGATTTATATTGGGGCGACGGCGACTAAGGCTACGTCGATGCTGTTGCTGCCGGGCGGTTCTTATACGCGATATTGGCCGTTTGTGCCTTCGGACGCCATTCAGGCGACATGTGCGTCAAACTCAGACACGCTTTATGTCGATAATCAATAAAGGCAGTATTCTTGCCATAGCAATATTCTGTGTCGGGCCGTGGGCGCTCGCACAAGCCGATGGGATCAATAATAATTTCAGCGGGAGTGCAGCTCCGTCCGGTTCTGCTGGCGGCGATCTCGGTGGCACCTACCCAAATCCTACCGTCACCAACGGCTCGCATATCACCAATGCGTCGATTGCGAACAGCGGTCTTGCGACCCCGGCGCCATGTACTGCATTTGGCACGGCGAGCGGAACGTGCCCGCAGGGCGGCGTGGTTACGGCTGGTGGCCCGACCGGCTCTGCAACAGTCGCGCCAATCATCACCTACAACGCCGCCGGACAAATTACGGCGCTCACGAGTGCCACGATTACGCCGGCTATTGGTTCGGTGACGGGGTTGGGCACGGGAGTAGCTACCGCGTTGGGAGCTGCGACTGGAACGACCGGCACGACTTCAACGAACTTGGTGTTTTCCACTTCGCCAACGCTGGTCACGCCTGTGCTTGGCGCGGCCTCGGCAACTTCCCTTACTGCCGTAAATTTGTATGGCGGCTCTGCGGCTGGGTCGGATTTAGCTGTGAACTCAACGAGCAGCGGGTCACCTAGTGGTGATAGTATTGGGATACGTGCCTCATCTATTTTTATGCAAAGCCCCGGCGGGGGCACCACTTTTGCGACATTTACTTCTGCCGGTCTCTCTATTGTTAATACTCTCGCTGTCGGTACGATGGGCCAGACCTCCGTCGCTCAAAACGGAACGGTTTGTTATAATTCTGGTACAGGGCTACTCACCTATGACGCCACACTAGGATGCCTGTCCTCCCTAGAGGAAATGAAGGACATCCACGGCCCAATTACTGGCGCTCTTGATGAAGTCCTCGCGCTTAAACCATTCTGGTTCTCCCCGATCAATCGCCCGGCCGGTAGCGACTTAGCAGAGCAACCCGGTTTTGGCGCTCACCAAGTCGAGGCCGTCGATAAACGCCTCGTCGGCTATGGAGCAAATGGCGAGTTACGTGGCGTTCGCTACATGGAACTAACGGCACTCTTAGTGGCGGCCATTCAAGAACAGCGAGCAGAGTTCGACGCCTACCGCGCCAGCCATTAACAAGCGACACATCTTCTGTTGGAGAGAGAAAATGCAGTCCCCGCTGTTCCACCAATTAAATGCGCGCCGGCTGTTGTTGGTCGGGATGATACTTTCAATATTGCCGCTAGCATTGCGCGGTCTCGGTGCTAGCGCCGAACATGCCATTACTCATCTTAACGTCACGACTGTTGGCCGCATAGGACTAACTATTGAGCCGAAGGCAGAATTGGACATTGCAAACTAAACTGTATGCTCGCCATATCCGATCCTCGCGCATACATCGCCTCATTAAAGCCGGATGAGAAAGCGCAGCTTGACGCGCTATTGAAGCCGGAATTGGCAGCTAAATGGCTTCCTGATCCTCGCAATGAGCCGCAGCTACAGGCTTATTATAGTGAAGCCGATTTAATGCTATTCGGCGGCGCGGCGGGCGGCGGGAAAGCTCTTTATATCAAGACTCCCATCCCGGTCCCTAGCGGCTGGAAATCAATGGGAGAACTTCAGGTAGGCGATAACGTTTTTGATAATGACGGGAAAGTATGCCGTATTACTGCTGTGTCTCCAGTTATGATCGGAAGGCGATGCTTTGAGATTGGGTTTTCCGATGGAAACTCTATTGTTGCCGATGCTGAACATGGTTGGTTTACTTTTTCTGCTTCCGAGAGAATGGCGTTTCTTCGACAGAGCGTAATGTGGCGGGCCAAACGCCGCTCACGGCGTCTTAGTAGATCAACTGGAAAATGGTCGCGTGATAAGTTAGCTAATGCAGCAAGGCCGCTTAGACCGCAACGTTTCCTTGGCGGCGTACGAACAACACTGGAGCTTTCACAAACTATTTTCGACGCGAAACGCCTAAATCATTCTGTAGCCGTATGCGGGCCACTAGATTGCGATGATATCAAACTCCCGATTGAGCCATATTTGCTCGGTGCGTGGCTCGGTGATGGCACAAGTTCCGGCGCTCGCATTACGATGGCCGAGCCGCAAATGGTGGAGTTGTTTTCGCAAACTGTTGAACAGAGCGGATGGAAACTTACAAAAGGTTCAACAAAGCTAGACTATGGTGTCGTCGGTGGATTAAGAGTTGCCCTTCGCGCGGCTGGCCTTATCCGAGCTAAGGCGATCCCTGAAATATATTTGCGTTCCTCGATCATGCAGCGCATAGCCCTGCTTCAAGGGCTTATGGATACTGATGGTTATGCTGACGCACGAGGGCAATGTGAATTTTCTGTGGTGTCCGAAAAATTGGCGTTTGGCGTTCTGGAGTTAATTAGGTCGCTTGGTTGCAAAGCGAATATTAGCATCGGCGATGCTAAGTTAAATGGACGGCTAATTGGCCCAAAATATAGAATCAAATTCCTCGCTTCATTCCAAGCATTTCGTATTGATAGGAAATTAAAACGACAAAAAACAGCCGGCCATAGGTCGACAGTTTTCCGGCGATACATTGAGAGTATCAGAGAGATTAGTTCTGTTCCGGTGAAATGTATTTCGGTTGACAGTCCGTCGCGTCAGTATCTATGCGGCTATGGAATGGTCCCGACGCACAACAGCGATTTACTTTGCGGCATAGCGCTTAACAATCATCAAAACGCGGTCATATTCCGCAAGCAAAGTACGGACCTTCGCGGCCTTGAGGAACGATTGCTAGCGCTGGCTGGACGTGACGGCTGGAACGGCCAGCAAAAAACGCTGCGAACGGGAAATAAATTGCTTGAGCTTGGGCACTTGGAGCGGCCCGGCTCTGAAGAAAGCTGGCGCGGCCGGCCGCATGATTTCATCGGCTTTGACGAAGGTGCGCAACTCGGAAAGCAAAAGGTTCGGTTCGTTCTAGGCTGGCTGCGTAGCGTTGATCCGCAGCAGCGTCGCCGTATGATAATCGCCAGCAACCCTCCGACTGGTGGCGAAGGCGAATGGCTCATTGAGTGGTTTGCGCCTTGGCTCGATCCAAAATTCTCTAAGCCTGCGGTCCAAGGCGAATTACGATGGGCGGTTACTGGTCCTGACAGGGATGGTTCGACCGTTTGGGTGCCAGATGGTGCGCCAATCGTATTCAAGGGCGACGGCTTGGATTGGCGCTATGCCACCGAAGCCGAGATAAACGCGGGCGACGACAACACGGAGGTCGTGCAGCCTCAGACGCGGACGTTCATTCAATCGCTACTGCGGAATAATCCGTATCTCGCTAACACAGGCTATCGCGCGCAAATCCAGGCATTACCGGAGCCTTTGCGAAGCCAATTGCTCAACGGCGATTTCGTTGTCGGGCGCGAGGACCACGAGTGGCAGGTTATCCCGACCGCATGGGTAAGGGCCGCGCAGGAACGATGGCGACCTACCGCGCCGAGCGGCGCGCAAATGACAGCGGTCGGTGTGGACGTTGCGCAGGGCGGCGCTGATAGGACGGTTTTAGCGCCTCGGTTTGGGCCTTGGTATGGCTCGTTGATTGAGCGACCCGGCATATTAACGCCGACAGGTTCATCGGTCGCTGCGCTTGTGGTTGAGGTTCGCAGAAATAGCGCCGTGATCGTGATGGACATGGGCGGCGGTTATGGCGGCGCGGCTAAGGAGCGGTTGAACGACAACCGGATTGACGTTCGGCCATTCAATGCGGCCAATAGCTCTAATGAGCGCACGAAGGATAAACAGCTTTCATTTTTTAACAAACGCGCTGAGATCGCATGGCGATTTCGTGAGGCGCTTGACCCGGACCAGGATGGTGGCTCGCCAATCGCATTGCCGCCTGATCCTCAGTTGCTCGCCGATCTGACATCGCCACGGTGGAAACTTACGCCGAACGGCATTTTGGTTGAGCCGAAAGACGATCTGAAAAAACCGGATCGGCTTGGACGAAGCCCGGACAAGGGCGATGCGGTCATGATGGCGTGGTCGGAGGGTGAAAAGGGAATGGTGATCGCCATGAAAAAGGCCATGCGCGTTACGCCTGCCATTCTCAATAAACCATCCTCTGATATGCCCACCGAGCGCGGTACAGGCTGGATGGCTCGCAGGTAATGGTTGCTCCTATCGAGCCTGATGATGGCAAGCCGGCCACGACCGATGCGGCTATTGTCCTAGAGGCGACCGAGCGGTGGAAAGCCTGTCAGGATTGGCAGGGCGTCCAAGACGAACGAATCAGAGAGGATATAAAATTCGCCAATGCCGATGCACGCAATGCATGGCAATGGCCAACAAAGATTTACGAGACGCGGAATGGTGAGGATGGCGTTTGCCTCACGATTAACAACACGCGCGTTCATAACGATCTTATCATCAACCAGCTTTCCAAGAGTAATTTCGGCGTCAAGGTTCGCCCGACCGGAGGATTAGCGACCTACGAATCCGCCAAGGTGATGAATAGCATCATCAAACGGATTGAGGACATTTCAAAGTTCGGGGCGGTCAAACGCAAGATCACCGAGCAACAGGTTGATGGTGGTATCGGCTATTGTTTGATCGAGACGGCCTATGTTTCCAATCGCTCGCGCAATCAGGATATTTACCTCAAGGCGTCACGCGATCCGACTGGTGTTTATCTCGATCCATGGATTCGTGAGACTGATGGCTCCGACGCAAATTTCGGTTTCGTGTTTGACCGGATGCCGCGCAAAGAATTCAACCGGAAGTATCCGAAGTGGAAGGATAAGGTTGGCACCGCACCGGTTGATAGCGCGTTTGCAAGCTGGCTGACCGATAAGGAAATCATGCTTGCGAAGTATTTTCGCAAGGAACAGACGCCGGATACCTATGTTTGGTATAAGCAGGATGACGGCAACGAGGTTGAAAAGCTCGCATCAGAAATTCGAGAGGAAAGCGGCGCTGAGATTTACAAAGCCTTGATGGACGACATTGAGAATGGCGTGATCGACGGCGGAACACGCAGTGTTTTCAACGATGAGGTCAAGTGGTTTTTGATAGCCGGCAATACGATTATTGATCGTGGCGATTGGGCTGGGAAATATATTCCGATTTGCAGGTGTGTCGGGCGCGAGCTTGTCATCGACGCGACGCTTGATCTTAAGGGTCACACGCGACCATTGATCGACGCCCAACGAATGCTGAATTACAATTCCAGTATGGCGGTCGAGATTGTTGCGCTACAACCTAAATCGCCGTTCATGGCTCCGGCCCGTTCGATTGAGGGGCAAGAGCAATACAAGACGCTAAATATCAACGGCTTCCCGGTCATTCTCTATAACGACATTGATGACGAAGCCCCGGAAGGGCTGCAAAAGATTGATCCGCCCACGCGGCTACAGCCTCCCGCTCCATCCGAAGCGCATATGCAGGGAATGGAGGCTGCTGATCGCCATATGATGATGATATCTGGTCAATACCAATCCAAAATGGGAATGGAGGATCAGCAGGCGGCAGCATCGGGTAAAGCTATTGGTATGCGCCAACAGCAAGGCGATGAGGCCACCTATCATTTCCCCGAGCATCAAAGCGACATGCTGCGCTATATCGGCGTCCAGCTTCTCGACTTGATCCCGAAGATTTACGATACCGAGCGCACGCTTCATATTCTGGACGAGAATAACGACAAACGGTGGATCAAGATTGATCCGAACCAGGACGAAGCCGTGCAGGAATTGTCTCAGGTTAAAGAGGATGAGGAAGCCGTCAAACTCGTATTCAATCCGAAGGTTGGCGAATACGAATGCGTTTCCGATCCTGGTCCTGATTATGCGACGCAACGTCAGGAAGCGTGGGACGCCATGTCGGCAATCATGCAAAACAACAAGGAATTGGCTGCTGTTGCCGCCGATTTGTTGTTCAAGTATGGCGATTTCCCCGGCGCCACCGAAATCATGGAGCGGTTACAGAAAGAGATTAAGGCGCAAAAGCCCTATCTCTTTAATGACAATGCCGAGCCACAGATGATCGCGCTGCAACAGCAAGCGCAGCGGCTTACCGCTCTCAATGCCGAGCTAATGACGAAGCTAGCCGACATGAATTTGAAGGTTCGCGGGCGCGATGAGCGGCACGATATTGAGGCGTTCAATGCTGACACGAAGCGCATGGAATATGAAATCAAGGCGCTCAAGGAATTGTTGCTAACGCCAGCACAGAAAGCGCAATTCAACCACGACATTATGATGGCCGGTCATCAGCACATTTACGACACCATTTCGCAGGTCAATGAGGCAGCGTTAAATCCTGATCCAAATCCACCGGGGATGAATGGGAGCGGTTCATAATGCCTCTGAAAAAATCGTCCTCCAATGCGGCGCGGAGCGGTAATATTCGCCGCGAGGTATTGGCAGGCAAGCCCGTGAAGCAAGCGGCGGCGATTGCTTACTCTGTCCAGCGCGAGGCCAAGAGGAAAAAACGCAAATGACGCCCGCTCAAGAGTGCATGTTTCATCAATTGCAATCGCGTAGGTTTAGTGCCGATAAGTTCGCATTCGCACTGATGATCGCCGACAGTGAATTCGCTCAACGGTTCTATCATCCGGCCATAGTGCAGGAATGTAAACTGATTAAAAAGCAGCATGACCACGGCGAAATTCGCCTTCCGTGGAAGGTCTCGGCATGATGGATATGGCCGCCATCATGAACGAGCAAACCAATGCGTTCGATGATTTGCGGATTATCGCTCGCGACAGGAAAGAGCTATCGGTTTCCGAGCGCGGTATGATCGAAGCGGCGGCCAACGAACTTGAAGAAAGCCATAAGGCGCATATTATCACCTATGCGCGGCTAATTGAGACGCAAGGCAGGTTGATGGCCACGAATGACAGGCTTATTGACGTGATGCGTGAATTGGCGGAAATTAGGCGTCCGAAGTCGCCCGCGTGGTCATTTTGCAGCGGGTGGATGCCGGTAAAGCAAATGCCGGGATATGGAGCTGAATAATGCCTGAATATGTCACTCCAAAACCGATGCCGACGACAGGGATGCCGGATCGCAATGATCCGAACAACCAGCGCGATATGGAATTGAAGGCCGGTATCAAGGGCGGCAAGCTTGTCGTCAATCCCGGCAAGCCGCCGAGCGGGAAATGATCGAAATCAACGGCGAGAAAATCACCAAACGAGAGGCCATGAGCCTGGTGCGGATGCTTTGTAATGACGCCAAGCAAATCGCTGGCGAGTTTCACGGCATGAATCGCTCGGATAAATTCCGTATCAACTGGCCCGATGAATACAAATTCGCCGATGCGAACTGGAAAACCTTTATCGAGCCATGCCGCCAACTATATGCGGAGCGGTTGGGCGACCCAAAAACACCGCCCGAGGACGCGCGCAAGATGCACCTTGCATTGGTGCTGCAAGCGATGCTGGCGGACGGTCAGGAAACCGACAATAGGCTGCAAATCGCACCGAATTCGCAGCAATTTCTCGGTGATCGTAACGAAAATAAGAAAATCATCGAGCGATTTGGAAAAGTGCCGAATTTCCGCGCGCTTTTGCTGAATTCCGCCGCTACACGCCACTAGGATCAGCCCATGAACCTGCTAAAATACCGAATACCGCTGTTTCAGGCTCCCGACACGCCGGTTGAGCCGGCGCCGGAGCCTGTTATTGCCGCCGTGGAGCCGCCGATTGAGCCTGTCATCGCGCCCGAGCCGGTTATCGAGCCGCCAGCGCCGGTTGTCCCTGCAAGACCGCAATCTGTACCAATGCATATTGCTACCGGCCTACGGGCAAGGGCGCGTGAAGCCGAGGAACGTGCGACGCGCGCCGAACGCGAAGCCGCCGAGGCTAGAAGCCTCGCTGAGCGATTGGCTGCAAAACCTGATCCTACCGCGCCCGCACCGGAACAGCGCCGGCCCTCACCGCAGGCCAATGGTGATGTTGAACAGCGCGCTCAATATCTCGTATTCACCCGCGATGTCGAATCGATGAAGCAAAAGGGCTTCAAAGAGTTTGGCCCAACATTCAATGAAACGATTAAAGCCCTTGGAGCCGTGGGCGCGGACGATGACAATTTTGTCTCTCAGGTAATGGCGGTCGATAACGATAAGGCCCATGAATTGCTGAATACTCTCGCCCAAGACCTCGAAAAAACCGCTTCCCTTGTGACAATGGACCCAAACCGAAGAATTGCGGAGCTTACACGAATGGCAATCGCCGCTGCGGCTGCACCGAAAGTTGATCCCGTCATCCCCGCTGTCGAGCCGAAGCCGGCGCCGAAGGTTGTCAGCAAGGCTCCAGCGCCCGCTCCGGTCGTCACGCCGAGCGCCTCGAAAGAGGTTGATGGATATTCCGACGAAGCGTCGGACGAACAATTCACGGCGCAATTCAATGCGCGGATGAAAGAGCGGGCTGCGATGCGACGTTAATGCGAATAGCGCTCTATATGGCAATTGGCAGCTACATGCTCATCGCCATTGCAATATTCGTAATGCATACGCAGATGCCTACGACGCTCGGCTTAGCGCTCATTCGGTCGTTATTCTGGCCAGTATGGCTATGCGGCGGACTGCAAGGTTCGCCGATGCCAATGGATTGAACGGAAGCTAAGGTTTCACGGTCTAGCGCCGGTTAACGCTAGCTTGCCCAACGTGGGGCATTAAGCACACGGTTTTCCCGCCTCTGTCCAACTCGGGACTGGACACGAACCCGCACAGAAATGTGCTCCCCAAATTTGAGCGCCTGGAGATGGCGCGGTTTAAGCAGGAGCCATCCCGATGGCGAACAACATCCTTACGCCGAGCATGATCACTCGGTACTCAATTCGCATGTTTCTGAATACCAACTATTTCATCCAAAACGTATCGCGCCAGTTCGAATCGCAATTCGGCATCGAAGGCGCGCGGATTGGTGCGCAGCTTCGCATCCGGTATGCGAACCAATACACTGTCACTGACGGTCCTGGAATTGCCATTCAGGACACGACGGAACAGCAATTTTTGCTCACTGTCGCGACGCAGCGGCATGTGGACGTTGCCTTCACGTCGGCGGAAACCACGTTGGATGTTGACGATTACATGGAGCGCATCGTACTTCCGCGCGTCAATGCGCTGGCTGGCAACGTCGCATTGCAGGTCATGGTCAATACGGCCACGGCGGTTCGCAATATCACCGCGAATGTGGACGCCAATAACAACATTCTGCCGGTAACGGACGGGCCTTTTGCTCTCGCCCGCGCGCTATTGGAGGAAAATTCGGCCCCGAATTTCGGCGAGCAGGGTATGCGGAAAGTGGTCATGGCGCCGCGTTCGGATACCCGAGTGCAGCAGGCATTGCGCGGATTGCTCAATCCGGTGAAGTCGATCAGCGATCAGTACAACAGCGGTATGATGTACGAAGCGCTGCAATTCCGCTGGTTTGAGGATCAGTCGGTTGTGTCACATACCACGGGCTCGCTAACGACAGCGACCGTAAATGGTGCGAACCAGACCGGACAGACGCTCACCGTTACCGCGCTCGGCGGCACCGTCAACGCTGGTGATGTGTTCACGCTTGCCGGCGTCAATGCGGTCAACCGCGTGAATTACGGAAGCCTCGGTACGCTGGCGCAGTTCGTTGCCACGCAGAATGCGGCGGCAGGCGCAACGTCGATCTCGTTCTATCCGCCGATTGTGCCGCCTGCATCGTCGGTGCCATATGCGGGCCTCCCTTATACTCCGCAGCAATACATGACCGTCACGGCATCGCCTGCGAATAACGCTGTGCTGACGCCGTTCGCCAATGCGTCGGTCACGTATCGTGAAAACCTCGCATATGCGCCGGATGCGATCACGCTTGTTGTCGCTCCGTTGTGGATTCCACCGAACGAAAAGGGCGTCATTGCTGCGGCGCGGCATGAGTATGATCGGCTGAGTATGCGTTCCTTGGTCTGTTATGAACCCTCAACAGATCAGCCGATAGACAGATTAGATATGCTATTCGGTAGTGGTGTGCCTCGCCCCGAGTGGCTGTGCCAAGTTGCCGATAGTACGCCGTAGCATTGAGGATGCCGACGCCTTACGTTAATTCAAACAAAGGAGCCTCACATGGCTTTTGATGCCGCAAACCACGAAATCAACCCGGCAACGGGCTTCGCCGTCCACAAAGACGACGGCCACGTTATCGGCCTTGAGCAAGCACCGCCTGCCAAGCCGTTTGGCAATCCCGAATGGCCGAAATGGGTCAAGGTGAGCGATAGTCAGATCGTTCGCCAGAAGCGCGATGGTGCGCCCGATCATGTCAGCGTTCCGGGCTGGCCGAATTACCACGTTGACCGGACGAATGGCGATGTAACCGTGCTCGTTGACAACGAGGACGAGGAAAAGATCGCCACGTCCGATGCCAAGGCTGAGGATGGCAACGACGTGCTGGTCATTGATGATGCAACCCGTCGTGCCGTTCATGCCGACGTGGAACGCATCAAGCTCGAACAGGTGACGCTCCTGAATAAGGAGGCATCTGACGAGCAGGCTGCTCTTGAGGAGGAGGAAGCCGCACGGCGCGTCACGGAAAACAACGAGCGCCTTGCGCGCGAGCATGAGGCGGCGGAGGCCATGGCGACCAAACAGCGCGAGCGTCTCAGCAAAACGCTTGGCAATGGTGGCAATGCGGCTGATTATGTTCCGCCTCCGGTTGCCGAGCCTAATCCTCCGACATATCCGCCGCAGGGTCTACCTCCTCAGGCAATGCAGCCGTCGCCCGGCTATCAGCCTCCGCTAAACCAGCACGGCAACCCGGCGCAACAATATCCCGATCCGAATGCGCCGGGTAATCCGAATTACCCGGCAGGCCAGCCGACGCAGCCCGCGCCGTCTTATCCGAATACCAATCCGCAATCCGTTCCGCCCGAAAGGACGGGGAGGTAATCCATGGCATTCGTCCTACCGTCCAGGCGTGAAGTCGGCGTCCTCTCCCCGGATATTGCCGGGGAGGGTGTGAAGGTTATGCTGTCCGATGGTGATATTGTTTCATTTAATCCTCCGGCGGCGAAGCCGGTCATACCGGATATGAGCGGCATCAAGGCCATTGCGCATTATTTCAATCGCACCGGCTATCGCGTATTCCCGGCTTGGCTTTATCATCCGACCGAGGAACCGCGCGTGGTCAAGGACGCCAACGAAGCGGCGGATTTGGGCGTTTGCTACCGTGAGGCATCCATTGATGAGCGTGGCCGCTATGGTCGCGATCATGTTTGGGATTGGAAGGACGAATGCCTTTGGAGGCCGCAGCCGTATGAAGGCACGCTGAAATTCGACCCGCTCAAGGCTGCGCAGGGCAAGGAATACATCCGTTCGCCGGCTAATCCTGTCGTGGCACAGAATGAGCTTGTGGCAATGCTGATTCCGCAGGTTGCGGCGGCTGTTGCCTCCGCGCTCAAAGCCAATGGTCCGGCTGCACCTTCGACCGTCGATCCGGCACAGTGGGATCAATTCCTGCAATTCCAGGCTTGGCAAAAGACCAAGGATGTTGTGGAAACGGTCTTGCAGCCGGAAGCTGATCCTGCGGCAATGAAAACGCTTACCGATTACGTTCCGATTGAGGACGAGGCCGAATCTCCTGCATTGACCAATCTCACGCCCGATCAAGAACGAACGCTTTGGGTTGCCGAAGCCGAACGCAAAGGCATCAAGGTCGATGGCCGATGGAACCTTGATCGGTTGAAATCGGAAGTGCAGAAAGCCGCCTGATAAATGGCAGGCCCTCCCGCCGAAGCTGGAAATATTCCGGTTGATACCTGCGGGGCGTTGCTCACCAATATGCTTGTCGATTCCGGTGTGATTGGCGTCGATGAAGCGATTGAGCCAGCAATGCTCAATCGGGCGTTTACGCAGGTCAATTGGCTTCTCGCGCAATGGGCACGCAAGCGATGGCTGGTTTATCGCATTCAGGACTATTCGGTTATCTCGACCGGCGCTCAAAGCTATGGCGTTGGGTTTAATGCTCCGATCAATATCAATCCGAGGCCTGATAGGCTTGAATATGCTTTTATTCGGTTTCTGAATCAATCGCCACCGGGCGGTTTATTCGTCGATATTCCGCTCCGAATAATTCAGAGCCATGAGGATTATTCGCAGATAACGGTCAAGAATATCGGCACGCTATCATGGCGGATTTTCTATGATCCGTTATGGCCGGTTGGCCTCTTGCTGCCGTGGCCGGTGCCTCAAGCTACAATTTATGAAATCCATGTCGGGTTTAAGGTGGTGCTGCCTCGTTTCAGCAGCATACAGCAACCGATTAATTTCCCACCTGAGTACGAAGCCGCCCTGAATTGGTGCGGCGCGCGGCGTGTGCGGGTGAGCTATCAGATGCCAGCTGACCCGACAATCGACAGTCTCGCGCGTGATGCCCTCAATACAATTCGTCTCGCCAATCAACAGGTCGGCGTGCTGCGGATGCCTGGATTTCTGCGCAACAGGAACAGAGCTTATTCGTACCAATCGGACGATGCAGGCGACTATTAACCGGAGATATTCAATGCTTAAAACCATCCGCGATATGCTTCTCGGCGCAATTGTCTGCGCTTCAATTGGCGCGGCAATGGCCGTGGTCGGAACCCCGCCAACGCCCGCGACAGGCCCCGGCCTCGTTGATGGAACGTGGCTGAATGGATTGGCGAGCGGTCAGAATTATTCATACCAATACGCTTTCACGGCGGTCGGAACCACCCAGGCAACCGCTTTGCAGCTTCCTGCTGGCATTGCATTGCTTGAGGTCGATACGGCTGGCTCAGGTGGCGCAACCGGAGTTGCATTGCCGCCGTGTTTTCAGGGTGCTCAGATCACGCTCAATGACAATACAGCCTATACAATCGACGTGTATCCGGCGATTGCGAACAACAGCATTACCGCCGCGCAGGATACGATCAACAATACCACATCCACGACGATCACGACCTACGCGGCCAAGACGTTTTCGTGTGCCAAAAACGGTGTCTGGTCGGCGAAATAGCCCATGGGAAGCAGCAAAAAACGCAAAGAACGGCGCGAGGCCGAACGGGCGCAACGATTGGCTGCGCCCGTTGATGTTTTAGCATCTGAGAAGATCGACCATGCGCCAGCGTCCCCTCTATTACGGCTGGTACGATCCGCAGACGAAAGTTTACCGAGTGAGCCGGATGCCACCGGATTCGCCAACGCGCCCGTCGATAGCGTTCATGAAAAAGAGCGACCTATTAGCGATGATGGAACGCAAGCGGGCGAACATCCTCTGGTGGCCGGTCTTGCCGGGGAATCTGCCGGACGATCTCTTGCCGATGCAATACCCACAAGTCTCGTAAGGCGATCATTCGATGCCAGTGAGATTAATCCGATTGTCAATGATCCATCCGTGTTCAAATATGTTGCTGTCGAGGGAATGGAAAGTCTGGACCTAACGCCGATTGTTGCCGATAAGCGCAATGTTTTGCTAATGGGCGATCATGGTGGAATACTTTGTTGCTGGTTGGCTGATGGGACATATGAAGTCCATACAAATTTCCTAAAGGCCGAGCGGGATGATTCGCGTTACGCTCTCTATGTTTCGCGCGCCGCTTATCGCTGGATGTTCGTAAATACCGATTGCGTGACATTGCTTACCCGTATTCCGGGAAACAATCGTGCGGCGCGGATATTTGCTACGATGGCCGGATGGACCAAGGAATTCGAGCGCGAGAATTGCTGGTCGTCCGTATCAGATGGCATTGTTGGAATGACATTCTGTGCATTGCGCTATGACGATTGGGTGCGCAAGACGCCGGAATTGATGCAATCCGGTCGCGCCTTTCATGATCGCGTGGCGACTGAATTCGAGCGTCATGGTCGGTGCGATGAACAACACGCAGATGAGGATTGCCATGATCTTCATGTCGGAGCGTGTGTGGAAATGATCTACGGCGGTCAACTGGAAAAGGCTGTGATATTGTACAACCGCTGGGCCTCATTCGCGGGATACGGCATTATCCGCCTTGTCTCCAAAATTCCGGCCGTTATTGATATCGGCAACGCGCTAATTCAAATCACGGGCGACACGTTCAAGGTTGTCGTTGTTCGGTAATGGTGCAAATTGCGCTGAATTCTGGGGCCTATTCATCGGAAAGCTATATCGCGAATAGCCAGCGGTCGATCAATCTGTATGCCGAACGCAACCCTGAGGAAACAAAACCGACATTCCCGACGACGCAGTATGTACGGCCTGGTTTGCTGCTACTTAGTAATGTTGGGGTTATTGGCGCTGGCCGTTGTCTGTATCGCGCTACGAATGGCGATCTTTACGCGGTCATAGCGCAGCGGGTCTATTACATTGATCCGAATTGGAAATATACCCAAATCGGCGTTGTCATCACGAACGCTTCCACGCCTGCCTATATGGCGGACAACGGCACGAATATCATTCTCGTTGATGGCTCTGCGCAGGGCTATACGATCAATCTGAAAACCCGCGTATTCACGCAAATCACCGATCCTAATTTCCTTGGATCGACGCGGGTTGATTTCATCGATTCATTTCTCATTCTTAACAATCCTGCTACGAACCAATGGTATTGCACGCTATCCGATACCGTGACGTTCAATGCGCTCTATATCGGTGTCAAGACGGCGTGGCCTGATAACATCCTTTGCTGCGTAGCAATTGAGCGTGAGGTTTGGATATTCGGCCCGCAAAAAAGCGAGCCGTGGTTCAATGCGGGAGCTACCCCGTTCCCGTTTCAAATCCTGCCCGGAATTATCATCGAGCAGGGCTGTGCGGCGGTGTATTCCGTCCAGAAAATGGACAGCAACGTCTATTGGTTGTGTCAGAGTCCCGAAGGTGGCCGTATGGTCATGCAGGGCAATGCGCAGAATGTGGCGCACAGGATTTCGACGCACGCGATTGAGAAAGAGCTTCTTACCTATGCGCGTGTCGATGACGCGATAGGGTCGGTTTATCAGATCGAGGGGCATTCATTCTACGAATTGCATTTCCCGACAGCCGATAAGACTTGGGCATTCGACCAAGCGACCGAACAATGGTTCGAGGATTGTTCAATCGACAATAATGGCGTGTTGCATAGAGCCAGAAATACCTTCACGGCATACGCTTACGGGAAAAATCTTGCGCTGGATTGGGCAACCGGACAGCTTTATCAGATTGACCAAGGCACCTATACGGACAATGGGATGCCTATTCCGTGGATTAGGTCATTTCCTCATTTCACCAACGAATTGAAATACGTCACGCTATCGTCAATTGTTGCCGATGTTTCGACGGGAACGCGAGCGGGGACGGGTGAGGTTCCGGTATCGTTTACTAGCCCGTGGAGTGCCGGTTTTAGCACGGGGTTTGGGCCGCTCTCTCAGGTTTCATCGCCCACTGTCAACCTTCGCGTCTCGCGCGACGGCGGCGGCTCATACGGAAATAATCGGCCGCTCGGAATGACAAGCTCTGGCCGCTATCGTTCGATGATGCGTTGGCGTGGCAATGGCTTGGCGCGCGATTGGGTATTGGAGATTAGCTCAACCGCCGAAATGTCCGGCGCATTGAATGGTGCATATATCGAACCGATACCAGGCGGCGCATGAGCATTTCAAAGTTTCAGGCGCTATTCCAGCCTCGCGCTCAACTTGTCGATCAAAACGGCATACCGACCACAAGCTACGGAACAGGATTTATCAATGCGCTTTATCAGCGCACCGGAGCCGGCACCGGGATTGTCCCGAACGTCAGTGACCCTCTGGTTGCGACCGGGGCCACGCTCGCAACGGCGCTTGGATTGACGACAGATTGGAACAACATAACGGGAGGTGGTGCTGGAACAGGCGTCGCAATTGCCGCCGCGCTCAATCTTCAACCCGGCAATGATATTTGGGTTGTGAATGCTTCTGGCACCAACAAAAACATTTTTCCGCCATCCGCCGCATTTCAAATCGACGCTCTCGGTGCCGGTGCTCCGTTCGTTCTAGCAAATGGCAAGTTGCGTTGTTTTCAATGCTGGTCCGCAACGCAATTCTACTCGTATGGAAATTGAGGTAACGCCATGCCGGTAGGTGCAGCGATTGGAGCAGGAAGCATCGGTGCGGCGCTGATCGGATCGAGCGCATCGCAGGAAGCATCCTCGCAGCAGGTTGCCGCGCAACAAGCCGCATTGCAGCAGCAGCAAGGATTTTTCAATACGGCGCAATCGGCCTTGTCACCATATATTAGCGGTGGACAGCAATATGGCAGTGTTCTGTCATCGCTCTTGACGCCGGGACCAAATCAAACCGCTGCGCTATCGCAAATTCCGGGGTATCAATTCGCTCAGGATTGGGGCCAAAAGGCCGTGCAAAATCTCGGCACGACAACCGGATTGGGTGGTAACACGCTTGCGGCAGGTGCAAATTATGCTACCGGCCTCGCGCAACAAAATTTTGGCAACCTCATAAATCCGCTTATCAGCCTCTATGGCACGGGCGCGCAGGCCGCTGGCGCATTGGCTGGATCGGCGGGGCAATTTAGCGGACAGGCGACCAATACCTTGACCGGAATAGGCCAAGCGCAGGCCGCAGGTACGCTTGGTTCCGCAAATGCCTTGGCTGGCGGTGTAAATGGGATTGGAAACGCCACGCTGTTGAGCAGCCTGCTTAACCGGGGCAATACAGGAATTTATGGAAACCCGAATAGCCCGCTCGGCTCTAGCTCGAATTATGGTGGCGGCAACATATTCAGCGGCGACGCTTATGGTGGTAGCGCGGCAAATCCATTGCAAGGCCTGACCTCAGAGGATTACGGTTAATGGCCGCCCTCACAGCCTCCCTATCTCCACGTTCGCGTGGTTCGGCGCTCAACGGCTCTACGCCACCCCCTCCGCCGGAAATGCTGCAACAGCGGCAGCCGCCGCCTATGCCGACGGCTCAGCCTCCGTCCGCTTTGGCTGGTCCCGGCCAAATGGCACCACAGGGCCAGCCCGGACAGCCTCCGCAGGCCCCTCCGGCTCCTACCCATGAACAGACCGTGGCTGCGCTACGCCATTTCAACGCCATCCTAGCCGAATTGAAGGGGCTTCTAGCCGACCCTGATCTTGGCAAAGCCGACATGAAATCGGCCATTATCGACGGGACGGCTAAATTGGTGGCTGATCGCATTATGGCACCTGCCCAAGCGGTGACGCAGCTTGCGACCGTGCCGGAGAGGCCGTTCCAGCAAAAGCAATGGGCCGAGACGCATTTTCAGCAAACCATGCAGGCCAGGGATGCTGTGGTGGCCCATCATGCAATGGCATTTGCCGGTCAACCGCCGCAAGCGGCGCCATCCGACGACGACCATATGGGGATGATGGCGCGCATGGTTCAGCAGCATTATACGCCGAGTAATCCGAATGCCTGACGGCGGGGTCGATTCCTTATATCCCCAGCCCGTAGCGCAGCCGCAAAGCCTGCTGAGCAATCCGCAATCATTAGTAAGCGCTGTCGAAGGCATTACGCGATTAGGAATTTTGCAGCAGCAGGCCGGCGCGCTCGGTCAAATACCGCAGCAGCAATTAATCGGCCAGCAAATTCAAAATCAGACGGCGCAAATTCAGCAGCAAGACGCGATGCGAAAGGCTTATACTGGCGCGGTTGTGAATAGCTTGGCGGGTATCAAAAACCCGAAGCCGGATGATGTAGATAACGCGGTTACGAATTTCTCTCGGCAATATCCCGCCGCCGCTGTCATGGGTATGCCAAATGCCGTCGCCGATCAGCTAAAGGCTGGCGGCGATATCGCTGGCAACGTCAAACGGGGGATGGCATCGCTTCTTTCACCGGAAGGTGCTGCTCAGCGCGTTACAGCCCCGCCAGATCAATTTGGCGCTCCGCAATCTCAATCCCTCGCTGCACAGACTGCGCAAGGAACAACCGCAACAGGATTGCCGCTTGGCGCTGATAAGTCGTCAGAAATTATGCAAGGTGATTTGGCTCGGGCCAAAAATTTTGGGCAGGAGATATTTCCCTGGCAACAAGCATTGCAGAAATTGCAGGCGCTTGGTCCTGGCGGTACGGCTCCCGGTTCGGCTGGCCGTCAGGCGATGGAATCGTATGTATATGGTCTAAGCCCGACAATCGCTCGATGGGCCGGCATTGATCCCGAGAAGATTAGGAACTATGCGGAGGCTGATAAATACCTCACGCAAGCTACACAGCAACGTGCGGCTGGATTTGGCGCTCATACTGATATGCAACTTGCTACCACGATCAGCGGCTCGCCGAACGTTCACATTAACGATCTCTCAAACGTTGATGTAACCAAAGCTGCAATCGCGTTGCGACGTATGGAGCAAGTCCAAACGTTAGAGGCCGCTAAGGTCGGCGGTCCCGGATATACGGCTGAGGCTGCACGTCTTGCTCCGAATTTGGACCCGCGTGCATTTTTGATTGATCAAATGGACCCACAACAGGTTGATAAGCTCAAAAGCAGTCTGACCGGATCGGATAAAGCCAAATTCAATGCATCGCTTGGCATGGCATATCGCGATGGCGTTATTAAGCGTCCTGGAACCTAATGGCGGACAATATAGCGCCAGACGATTTAGACGCGGTAGCTAGAACGGTCCTGTCTGAGGCTGGTTCGGACGGCGCGAGTGGCATGAGTGCCGTTGCGTCTGTAATCAAAAACAGAACTCAAAGCGGTGAGTTTCCGAGCAATCCAAAAGATGTTGTCTTGCAGCCTAATCAATTCTCGGCTTGGAATCTGCCGAAGAATGACAAAAATAATCCTGCTGGATTTAATAAGGCTGATCCTGATTTGCAGCGCGCCCGTGATATTGTGGAATCGGTTTGGAATGGCGACACGCAAGACCAAACAAATGGTGCAACTTATTATGGCAATATTCCATTAATTCAGCAGGATCGCGCCGCAAATAACAGGCCAATGCCTGAATTTACTAAATATTCACAGACCGCCCAAATTGGTCATCACACATTTTACGCAGGCGCGAATGGTCCGGTTACGCCTGATCTTCTCAGCGAATGGGGAAGCCAACCGAAAGCTATTAGCTCGTCCGTACCAGCACCCGCTGATGAAGGCCCTGATTTATTGGCCGAATGGGGTAGCAAGCCGGGACAAGCATCGGGCGATCCTGACGTGACCATGACGCCGCAAGGCGTGCCACGTATTACGATCCATCCGCAGGGTTATACGCCGCCATCTGGTCCTGAAACAACGCCGCAATGGCTTAATCGTCAGATAGCACAATCGCCCGATGATCTTGCCGGAACAGCGGAGCGTCTTGGCCTCGGTGCCGTGCGCGGTGTTGGTGATGTCGCTGACACGATAGCGCAAGGTATTGCGGCGACCGGGACAGGCGGCGCTAATTTGCTCGCCAACGCTGGCGTCATTGCGCCGGGCACTAATGCGGCCGTCCAGAATTGGGGTGCTGGCGTTAATCAAGGGATTGTCGTTGATCGCAACAATTTTGATGCGGTTGCGGCGAATAGTCCGGCGGCACAAGTCGGCCGTGTCGGCGGACAGATTATTGGCACCGCGCCATTGCTAGGCGCTGGCGGCGCTGCGATTGAAGGCGCAACAGGCATCGGCGCGGCTGCTGGTCCGGTTGAAAGCGCATTAATGGCTGGCACTGGTGCCGGGGCAGGCGCGTCGGCCTTAACATCATCGGCATCGGATGAGCCGTTAGGTAATCAGATTGCATTTGGAGGTCTAACCGGGGCGGCAATGTTTCCGGCTGGATATGCTGCATCGGCGCTCGGCGCTGGTTTGCGTCGCGGTATCTTTGGTGCCGCATCGCCTGAGACGGCACAACTCGCTCAAACCGCGCGCAACCAATACGGCATTCCAGTTACGGCAGGGCAGATCAGTTCCAATCCGATGATGCGGTTTGCTGATTCGGTCTTGCAGCGATTACCGTTCTCTGGATATGGCGCCCGAACAGCGGAACAACAATCCGCCTTTAATCGCGGCGTCGCTCAAACGTTTGGAGAAAATACCGACACGGTTAATTCGGCGACCATTAACCGGGCGCGAGATCGCATCGGAACAATGTTCGATAGTGTTGCGGCTCGGACGCCTGTTATCCAAGCCGATCAGCCGTTTTATCAGCATCTTGGCACCATCCTGAATGATGCTCGTTCGGTACTTCCACAATCGGAAATTGCGCCGCTTGAAAATCAAATGCGCGATCTCTTAACGACGGTTGACCCTCAGACCCACACATTCAGCGGTGAGACTTACCAGGCATTGACGCGCAAGGGTGCTCCGCTCGACCGCGCAATACAATCGAAAGACCCGAACGTTCGTTATTATGCAGCACAGGTCCGCGAGGCTCTTGACGATGCAATGCAGCGATCAGCACCGCAAGGGGCACAAGACGATTTGCTTGAGGCGCGGCGACAATGGCGAGCATTAAAAACCGTTGAGCCTATTGCAACGCCAAAGAAAGCTCCTACGGGCGATATTCGTCCCGCTCTGCTCGCTACGCAGGCCGCCAAGTCTTATCCGCGTGGCAACGGGCCGCTTTCCGACCTTGCGGCCATTGGGCAACGCTTTCTGACCGAGCCGCCAAGCTCGGGAACGTCGGAACGATTGCTTGCGATGAAGTTAGGGGCAACCGCGTTGGGTGCTGCTGGTATCGGCGGTGCAGCTTATGAGATTGATCCCGAAAATTTCCAGCGCAATGCGGCCCTTGGCATCGGTGCGTTGGCTGGCGGCCGTGCTCTTAGCGCCGTCCTACGCAGCCATGCTCTAGCCAACTCGCTTATTCGATCCGGGATGGGCGGCGGCGTTCGCTATCCATCGGCGAATCTCTTGTCGCGTGCTGCGCCTGCCGCTGCGCTTACCTATCGGAATGCCAATGCGCCGTCCGGTCAATAAACCGTAGCTGAAACAACAAAAAAGATAGGCCGCGATGAAATACCAGTTTAGCCGCATGGGATATCCGTGAAACGATTGCGCGCTCTTAGCGTAATTCTATGCGCGTTGCTATCGGTCATTTTTCCGGTATCGGCGTTTGCGCAGGCGACGCTTTTGCCTCCCGGCGAGCAGTGTTTTACGGCGTTGACGCCAACAAGCGGCGGCCCCAATGGCACCGGCACGGGCTTTGTCGGATTGCTCGGCACGATTACGGGCGGCTCTGGCGGCACGAGCGGAACGTATGGCGGCGTTCCACTTATAGGCGGCAATGGCACCGGAGCGACCGCAAATATCACCGTATCGGGCGGCATTGTTACGGCGGTCGCTATCCTCAATCCCGGCGTTCAATATGTTGTCGGCGATGTTCTCTCGGCGTCATCCGCCAACATCGGCAATGTCGCGGGCTTTAGTATTCCGATTTCGAGCGTTTACATCAATCAATCGCTCGCTGGCGGAACGGTCGGCTATTATATTCCGAATACCAATACGTTCAAACAAACGTGGCAGAATGCCGGGCAAACCATTCTCAATACCAATCCGGTTATGCTCGATGCCAACGGTTGCGCGATTATCTATGGCTCGGGAATTTACCGGCAGGTTCTCAAGGATTCGCTCGGGAACACGATTTGGGATCAGCTCACTGCATCCACAAATCAGAACAATCCATATTGGGCCAATCTCGCTGGCGGCACGCCCAACGCGATTACGGTTGTCGATACTGCGTTCGCTGGCACCGATGGCCAGATCATCGGGTTTATTCCTCTCAGCACCAATACTGGCGCGACAACGATCAATCCGTCCGGCTTTGGCACCTATCCAATCGTCAAGGATACAGCTACAGGTGCGGTAGCTTTGTCAGGTGGCGAGATTGTTGCAGGTTCGCCGTCGAACGTCGTCTATGTTTCGTTTAGCGCGTCGCAACAGAATTTTCATATCATCAATTTGGTGCCAGCCGCCGCAAGCGCGTCAGCCTCGATAGCCACACCACAGGGATACTTGACGCTTCAAAACCTGGCCGCTGGTGGCCCCGTTCAAGGCCAAAGCGACATTACGGGCGCAACAATGGTCTATTATAGCCCGTATGTCGGTAATCAAATCCCAATCTGGAACGGTTCGTCATTCTCGATCCTGACGTTTGCGGAACTGTCTCTTGCTTTGAGTTCGGCGCAATCCGGTTCGTCGGCCTACGATGTTTGTATTTTCAATAACAATGGTTCTCCGGTTGCAATCTTCGGTCCCGCTTGGTCAAATTCTACAGCCGGCGCCGGTAGCCGTGGGACAGGAGGTGGCACGGCTCAATTGCAAAACCAAAATGGCCTTTGGGTCAATGCGGCGCAAGTAGTCGGTAATAACGGAGCAACAATCTACACCGTTCCCGCACTACAATGCACGTATGTCGGTTCAATATTTACGGATGCGACGCCGGGCCAAGTCAGCGCCTATCGGACATTTGGAGTAAGTCGAAAATTTGGCGTGTGGAACGCTTATAATCAGAACACTATTACGATGATGGCCGGCCTAAGCACCTCAAGTTGGGCTTATAATGTAGCAACAATTCGCGCATCTGACGCCAACAGCGCCGCAACCGTTGCGGCTTTCACCGGATTGCCGACAACATCAATCACGGCGACGTTCACGCAAGCCGTCGAAATGCAAAATAGCAACAGTAGCTCGACATTGCAAACATCGAGCATCGGCATCGGTCTTAATTCTTTGACCGCATACAGCGGTCAAGTCGGGACTTTTGGTTCTATTGGCAGCGGCGCGACAGGCCTTTCCAGCTTTGGTGTTGCTACAGCAATATTGATCTTGCAGCCAACATTGGGCCTCAATAATTTCAATCAGCTTGAACAGGGTAACGCCACATCAAGCATTACCAATACATTCTTTGGTACGAATGGCGATATGCAGCTTACCGTGAGCTATCGAGGCTAAAATGCTTCGCATATTGCTTATAGCGTTGGGAATTTTCACGGCGATTCCTGCACACGCGCAATATTCAAAGTCTGCGATTATTACACAGATCGGAACCTGCTTCCCAGATCAAAATGCAGGGGAGATCACGCCTGCAATACAGCGGAATTGTCTGGCAAATATTGTCAACTCATATCAGCAATATACTGGCGTCAACGCTCAGACGGGAGCCTCATATACATTATCGGTAAGCGATTACGGGCAATTCGTTACTTTCAATAACGCTAATCCTGTAGCCGTAATGCTGCCACAAGCAACAGGCCCATTTTCGACGTGGAATGCTTATATCGTTAACCTTGGAGCCGGGATTGTAACAATCACGCCGGCAATCTCAAGAATAGGCGGCCAAACCACATTGGCAGTGGCGAGCGGGCAATCTGCTCAGATTGTATCTGATGGAATAAATTATCAGGAAGCATCGTCGTCCATATCGTCTGGAATTCCGCTGTCTAGCATATTGCCGCAAACTGGAAATTCTGTTCTGGTAAATGCGACAGGAGGCATTGCCCCAATCACAGCGCAAGTTGTTGGTGGTTGTTCCGCCCCTTCCGCCGCGCTGATTTGGACGACCAATGCAGGCTTTGGTTGTAACACTGCGATTACTGCTGCGGGAGCACCCGCATCCGGTCTTACTGGAACAACGCTGCCTTCCGGCATCGTGACATCCTCGTTGACATCTGTTGGCGCGCTTGCAGGAGGAAGCGCTACGACGGGTTTTTCCATTGCGCTTGGCAGCGTCACACTAACGGGACATTGTAGCGTTGCTAACGGTTGCACTGGAGATACGACATTCACGGCCAATAAGCCGCTGATCGGCAACGGTACAAGCGCAATAGCGCAGGGCACTCTTAGCGGCAATACAACGACCTTTGCCACATCAACTGGCTCTCTTGTGAATGGCGATTGTGTTTCCATCGACAGCAACGGAAATTATATCGACGCCGGCGGTCCATGCACGACCGGCGGCGGCGGCGGCACGGTTACATCGGCGACAGCCGGACAAGTCGCTTACTATGCTTCCACTGGAACCGCTGTCGCTGGTGCGTCCGAACTAACTATCGGTTCCGGCATCGTCAACGTAGTTGGTTCCGGCGCTCAGTATTTAGCAATCAACTCTACGAACGCTTCGCCTACTGCTGGCCTAAACCTTGAATCAAGTGGCGCCGGCGTTGCCGTATATGAATATCTTTCATCTGGCGAAACAAGATTCGGCGGCGTGGCCTCGAATGCTGATGCGTTTGATACATTTTATAGCAATGATTCTGAGATCATGCGGATCACAGCTGTTGGCAATGTTGGAATTGGCGTTACGGCACCGACCGCATATCTCGATGTTCGCGGGGCCGCTGGTTCAACCCCATTCATTAAAGCCTATGCCAGCTCCAGCGCGACCAATCAAGTCTTTGGTCTGATCCAAAACACAGGCGGCGAGACAGTCATTGGTGCGGATAATAGCGCCGGAACGGGCCTCGGGACCAATGGCGTAGCCTACGCTTCTGCTTTTGGGAGCATCTCCAATACAGCCGTAGAGTTTTTCACGGATGATAGTGGGCGCGTGTACATCACCAATAGCGGCCTTGTTGGGATCGGAACGTCCGTACCCTCCGGTCAGCTTGAGGTGGTTGGTGCTGGTGGTTCGACGCCGCTCGTTCTTTCTGCGGCAGCAACCACAAGCCAGGCCGATCAGGTTATAGAAAACTCCGCTAGTGGAATGTTGATTGGGGTCGAATGTATAAGTTCTAATTGCTCGGTAAGCGGATCGAGTTCTTATGCCGCCTTTGTCAGCGCCACCGGCAACTATCCGCTGCAATTCGCGACCAACAATACTGTTTATGCTACACTTTCACCTGCCGGAAACTTCGGCCTTGGGACAAGCACGCCGGCTTATTTGCTTGATGTGAATGGTAATGGCAGAATTAACGATGCGACATTCCAGAACTATCCGCTCGGTGTATTTCCTTTCCAGACTACGGGAATAGCTGGCGCTCAATGGCTACGTGCCGATCAGAATATCGTCTGGACGGGTCAGGAATTTACGTGGTCAGGTGGCAGCACGGACAAGAATTATTACGATGGTGGCAATCTTTGGACGTTTGCCAGTCCTTCCTATTCTGTCGCCGGGCAATTTACCTCAAGTCTGGCTGCGTCCGCCCTCTCTGGCGCAACAAGCATCTGCGTTGTCAGCACCAGTGGGATGTATCAGGGGCAACTTATTGCGGTCGGAAGCACTGTCGCGCCAGCGGCTAATGTATCGCTGTCTTATGTCTCAAGCATTGGGGCGGCGTGTTCTGGCGGGACGACCGTAAATCTGAGTGCGGGCCTTACATACGCATCTGCGTCTGGGTCGTTTCTCACAACATCAAGCCAAACTACGGTTAATAGTGCATGGTCTGGCGGCACGTCGATCACCGTCATATCGGTGCCATCATTTGTCACAACCGGAACGCCAATTAGAATACAACTTAACAGCGGGGCTTTTGTTGGTGCGCTAGTAAGCGGTGTCAGCGGTGGCACGGTATCATATTCACCTTCGCTCTCCGGTGCTGCGGCAGGCGGAAACAACGTGTATTTTGGCAATAGCGACGTTGATCCGTCGATTTCCATAACCCGTCAACCGCCCGGATGGGTTGGTATCAGCGGAGATTTGATCGCTGGATTTGGCTGGTACAATCCTAATAGCGCTGGAACTCTCACTGGATTTGCTGGCGAATATGCGGAAGTCAATATTGCGACGGCAGGATCGGAGACTGGAGAATATGTTGTCCAATTGTTGAATGCCGGCAGCTTGGCCTTTCATAAGTTTATAGGCAATAGCTTCTATACAGGACAGCTTTTCGCATCGGCGTTGCCACACAACGCGGGTGGCAGTCTGTATGTTTGTTATGATACCGCGACCGGCGCGCTTTCTTACAACGCAAGCTGTTAGGTCGATATGCTTCGCATCATATTAGTAGTTTTCGGATTTCTGACTGTGGCGCTTCCCGCGCACGCACAGACGACGAAGGCTGCGATCATTACCCAGATTGCGAGTTGTTTCCCGGATCAAAATTCGGGATTGATTACACCGGCAATAACGAGGGCGTGCTTTGACGCTCTGATAAATTCCTATCAGCAATACATTGGCGTCAATGCACAAACTGGAACGACATATACGCTATCCGTCAACGACTACGGACAATTCGTTACGTTCAATAATGCGAGTCCCATCGCTGTTGCTCTGCCACAAGCAACAGGCCCATTCCTGACTTGGAACACTTATGTTTCAAATCTTGGGAATGGGGCTGTCACGATCACGCCAACAGCATCGACAATCGGTGGCTCGTCCACGTTGGTATTGGCGAAAGGGCAAACCGTTCAGATTATATCTGATGGCTCCAATTATCAGATATCGACATCATCAATCGTTTCCGGCATTCCACTCTCAAGCATTTTGCCTCAGCCCGGAAATTCGGTGCTTGTGAACGCGACAAGCGTTCTGGCACCGATCACAGCGCAAGTTATTTCGGGCTGTACTGGCGCGGCCAATGCATTGACATGGACAACGAATAGCGGTTTTGGTTGTAACGGCGCGATGGCTGCGGTATCGGTTCCAGCCTCCGGTATAACCGGCACGACATTGCCATCTGGCATCGTCACGTCATCGCTGACATCCGTTGGTGCGCTCGCTACTGGAACGGCCACGACAGGATTCACCATCGCACTGAGTAATGTCACGCTGACGGGTAGTTGCGGCGTGGCTCATGGTTGCACGGGTGACACGACATTCAGCAGTAACTTGCCGCTTATCGGAAATGGCACATCGGCAATCGCTCAGGGTACTCTCAGTGGCAGCACGACAGAATTTGCTACTGCTACCGGAACACTAATAAACGGGGACTGCGTTTCGATCAATAGCGGTAACTTTATAGACGCTGGTGGTCCCTGCACGACAGGTGGTGGTGGTGGCACCGTTACCGCTGCTACAGCAGGTCAGGTTGCTTATTATGCCGCGAGCGGAACCACTGTTGTTGGCACGTCTGAACTAACCATTGGTTCCGGCATCGTCAACGTAGTTGGTTCCGGCGCTCAGTATTTAGCAATCAACTCTACGAACGCTTCGCCTACTGCTGGCCTAAACCTTGAATCAAGTGGCGCC